AACTAACCGATGGACTTCATCTTCTTCCTCTTTAGTCATAAATTCTTCTCCTTTTGTTTTTGGGTTTATTATTTATTCTTAGTTCCTCATTCTTAATAATAAGGAAAGTGATGTAAAAATAAACAATTTTGCTCAAAATGAATGATTTTGAGCAAAATTTTTAGAGTTAAACTTTGCTAAAGTAACAATCTGTAAGCAAATTATTCGTATATTTGCATTCAGAAGGCTAACGAAGGAGTAGCTACCTTCGGACAAAGGGTTTGCGTAATCAGTGTTTGATGAGCCATCTTAGTTTGATAGAGAATGAACTTGGTTGTGTGATATTGCCAACTCAGGTAGGTGACATCTTTTATTCTATATCCTTATATTCAGACATGGCATCAAAACAAGGACAATACTTCTTTCTATTTTTCTCATTTTGTTTAAAAAATAAAGTAATTAATAATACTACCGAGTACAATCACTACGGAATACCTCACAACATCTTCCCACTCAAATCGCGAGAGATGGTAGTGCTTGTACTGGTATATCTCTCTACCTACCATTACTGGCAAGGCAAGCGGACCTATCAATATGCTGATAAGCAGCCAACAAGCCAAGCCTGCCAAGTCTCGCTTGTTGAATGTAAGTAATTTCTTCCAAGTCATAGTTTTTACTTCTAGTAAATTATCCAATAAGTAACGAACACATCAAGGAATGCCGACACCTCCAGCCAATACCAAGGATGATATGACACGACCTTGAACCCAATACCTTGATTGCGGTCGTACACCTTATAAATAGCAAAAGCGTAAAGGCAAGCAACTATCAGCGTTAGCGACCAACAGACTGACAAGCACCATCCAACGCACCCAGCAGCAGCCACTAAAGCCGCTATCTTATGTACCCTAGACTCATCGCCTAGGTAGTTAGGAGCGCACCCCACGAAAGCCAGTCCTGCACAACCGATGAAAGCCAAGCATTGCAAACCTTTGCCTAGGTCTAGTATAGCCACCATCATCATAAAAGCCACCAAGACCATCGCCACAGAGAACACCCAACCGAAGTTACGCTTAACCTTACTGTCAAGCACCTCACTACCAGTTGTGCCTTGAAGCTGATAGTAAGTATCTGACACCATATCGGGCACCCCAAATCTCATTGCTGATAGCAAGAGAAATCCCCCAAGAAGGAGAAAGGAAATCAATGATAATAACCACATAATCTTTTACTTTTTTAATCGTTCTACAACTTCATTTCAAGTTGCTTTGGATAGTCGGCAGTCACATCGAATGCCTCCACCTCCTTGATGGTCTTCATCTCAGACACGGCGGCCTTGTTGGCGGCAGTGACATTGAAGCAACTCATTGCATACATCTCCAAGGCATCAAGCAACTTTAAAGCTTTGTCGCAATCAATATCAATCTTCATGTCACCCAACCAAAGCGTTGTGCTTTCCAAGCCTGCATTCTTTGCAATTTCGGTAGAATTTCTTACACTCATTCTTGTGTTGCGATTGAGAGAAGATTTCTCCCCATCGCTCCACGGAATCAGAATCCCATTGATGTAAACGCCATTCACGTTTGGAGACTTATCGTAAGCCTCAATCTCAGCAACCTTGGAACGGATGGCATAGGCTAGCTCTGCTGCATCGTGCTTGGTCTTCCAATCTGCATACTCCGCCTTCACTTCCTCGGCATTGTAATCAGCCACAGACACTGAGCACTCAACACACTCATAGGCGTTCACACCTTCCTTCTCGGTTGGGTCGAAGTGGATAAGGTAGATGCCACCTTCCACTTTCTCCTTCTCCTTATAATCGCTCTTTGCAATAATAGTCTTAACAAAAGAAATCTTGCTCATACTTATAATTATTTATGGTTCAAATGTTTGCGCTCCTTGCTTCATCCTCCTTTCCTCCTTGCTTGCGTGGAGAGATAAAGAGATGAAGAGATAAAGAGGTCAGCAAGCGAAAACTGGCAGAACATAGAAGCTGTTGGTCTTGTAGCTGTTGTACGCCTGAGAATTGCAGCACCAAGCGTACGGAGCATTGTTCTGCGTACTAGTCCACCTAGTCTGACCATTCACGAACTTATAGTAAGCGTCTGCCACGCTATCCCCAAAGAGCGTTCTCAACACCTCTCGGATGGTGCCAGCATTACTGATATGTACGTACTCCTGACCTACAGACATAAGGAAGCCATTCAACTTCTCACCGCCAATCTCTAGGCTCTGACCATAGGCGAAGGCGAATGCAGGTACACTAAGACTTCGCTCCTCAGCCTCTTGTCGAACCAAGAAGGACGATTGCTCTCCGTTCCGATAGTTAGGGTCAGACGAGGTATTGCCATTAAGGGCGATGGAGGTAAATTGCAGAATCTGTGTACACCACTGATATTTTTGCAACTTCGTCATATCCTTTAGGTCGTTACAGCGGATAACGAAAGTACCTCTGTTAAGACGAAGGTTCTGGTCTGCCACCTTGATGGCGATAGCTTCCTCTGCGGTCTTTCCAGCAGCCACCCAGTCATCAATGTAGTACTCGGTTGCATCAGAATCAAGCACATAGATGCCAGTTTTGAATTGGTACATGTTTACTTGTATAAGTCGCTGGGCTACTCTTGAAGTATAAGTTCGGGAGTTCTTGTTAAAGCGGACGTAGTAGCCATCCTCATCATCAACCCTCACGGTGTACTCTTTCAAGTATGGGACGTAGATGGTCGCCTGACCCTTCTCATCGGTTGTGTAGGTTGTTGCCTTATTGTCGATGGTAACGATAACTTCCTTGCCTTCCCAAGGTGTGCCATTGCCATCAGCGTACTTAGTGACTGTCACGATAACCTTCTCGCTTGTCTCCTCATCATAAGGCTCGTAGTTGAAGGTGATGGTCTTGCTTACACCAACGGAAGTAAAGCCTATTGGAGACAAAGGCTGAGCGTTGGCATACTCAGGGACGGCTACCTGATAGTACACTCCTCGGCTGACCTTGAAGGTGGTCTTGCCCTCTGAATCGGTGGTGTAGGTCTGAGGTGTCTTGCCGTTGTTGAGGAACACGTTCACCTTCAAGCCAGCCACACTGATACTCTCAACGGAAGAAGTGATTACAACGGTAACAACCTCCTCGGTATTAACCACCTCGGTCTCCTTGACCTCTCCATTGCGGTTGGTGACGACAATCTTTGTTCCCTCCAAGGTGACATCGCACTTCTCAGCCCCAGTAGTCGCTACCTCGCACTTTCTGATTGCCTCGTTGGTGTTGCCAGCTGCGGTGTTGGCGTTGTCGGTAGCCGTCTCGCACTCGGACTTGGCACTGGAAAAGTCGCTCTCACGCTTCTTCTCTGCCAGCACCCTCGCTTCCTCAGCCAACACACGCTTGCCCTCGGCATCGGCACGTAGCTTCTCAGCCTTGACTCTCTCTGCCTCAGAACCATCAATAGAGGAAGAGGCATCCCTCACGTCCTCGATGGCTTTCTTGGTGTCAGTGATAGCCTCCTCAGCCTTTGTGATGAGGTTCTGTAATTCCACGGAAGGAGGGAGAATAACCATAGCGGTATCCATTTCCACACTATTGTCGCCCTCATCGGTCTCTCCAAACTCGGTGTCAGCATCGGCATTCTTTGCCACGATGGCAAATTGAGGATATTCGTTGCTTCGCCAGTCGTTGCCGAATATCTTGCCCTTCACCTCGATGGCATAAGTGCCAAGGGGAATCTGATCGCCCTCGACCCTCGCCAAGATAACGTTGTCGTTCTCCACGTCCACCTCATAGGAGAGGGAGATACGCTTGAACTGGTTGCATACCCTCACCTGCACATCGGTGCAAGCAGGGAGAGGGAAGGGCACTTTCTGCCCCTCCACGGACTTCATCACCGGTATTTTCAACGTGAAGTCATTTCCTTTTACTATCTTCTTCATATGATTGATTATCTTTGACTAAACTTACCCGAACTCTCAATCACCTCATTCACCGCCACAATGACGGCTGGGATGAAGTTCTTCTCCACGAACTCCTTGATGGCGGAGACCTCCTCGTCGGTGTAGTCGGTATCATTGCTGCCGTTCCACATCTTCGTGGAGAGTGCCACGTCCGCCAAGCCCCTTCTGCCAGTCTTGTAGATGGCGTTGGCGATTTCCTTTCTCAGTTCCATTGCGGTACGCTGCTCGCTATCCAAGGAGAGGCGCACCATTACATTGTCTAATTGTAGTTTCATAATTTATGTTGTTTTAAATATTCATTTGATATTATCCTTCCACTTTGCTTAGATGGCTGCTTCCCTATACCAGTTGACACGCCAGTGGTCTCCCAAAAATATAAATTCGGTTGTTTGGTTACATGCGCCGCTATTAAAAGATGTACGCCCATTTGTGTCAACCCCATTCCAGTACATCTTATAGCTGTTTGACTTTATCCAGAAGGCTTGTTTTCCTTCAGATCCTTGTATGAACTTGTAGTACTGACCTCTCTGAGGATTGTCAGGGAGGGTGAGCGTGATGCCCGTAACAGGAACATATATCACGCAATCCAATTCCGTTAACTTCATACTGTAATTCGCTCTTCTGGTCATCGGTCTGAATCCCGCATACATTCCATTCTCTGCATATATCGCAAAATTACCATACACATTACTGCCCATGGCTCCGTTATACATGACGTTCTCATACTGATATTTGTCATCGCATCCTGTTACGGATATACGCAATCCTATTTTGGCGGTATCACCAGTAGTCATAGGGAAAGAATCTTGCACAAGTATGTTGCTCATCAATGAAGGCACTGAGTAAACCCAATCGTTACGACCCACCCAGATTAGCCTGTTCCTTTCCGATGTCCACTTTTTTGTTTGGGGCGAAAAAGTCCTACTGTACCCACGGAATACCATGTATTCGTTGTAAAGAGCAAACCCCGGCTCTTCGTCATCGTAACCTGTGAGGTATCGGAGACTGGATTCGTTAAGCGAAAAACTTCCAAGCGTAGCACTTTTAGACACCATGTGACCTTTATTCGTTACATAGAACGGAGAGTTTTTCGCCGTATCGGCTCCAACGAACAACGGAGCGTATGTATCGTCAATCTTGCATGCCTCTTCCTCAGTGTTACCAAAGTAGCCCACCTTATTCGCTCCGTCATTACTCTTCGCCCAAAGGTGCTTCACCTCGATTTGGTCAGCGTCAATGAGCGAGGCGTTAATCTTTCCGTTAGCGAAGAGGGCAGTGGTTGTATTTCCACCATCGTTGGTGATGGTTATCTTGTCGCCATACAGGGTTATTCCGTCAGCCTTGACTTCCAAGCCTGCCTTCTTTAGGTTGCCATTCATCTGCTCCATCACTTCCAACTTTATGTCATTGGCGGTGGAAGTAATCTCGGAATGCAAGGTATCAACTTCGGTGTCTAGCCTTGTGTTGACATTAGTAATGCCACCCTCGGCAGCTTTCATACGTGTTGTCAATCCATCCATTGAGATTTTGAACTGATTGTTGGTGAGGGTAAACTCGCCTGTGTACCTTGCAACGTTGACTTGGAATGGAAGCTGACCCACGTACTGATTTGCGCCATAGGCAAAAACGAAAGTGATATAGCCAGACGTTGCAGACACCTCAGTCTTGTTGTCACTGAGATACACCTTGCTTATGGCATCGGACTTGATACCTAGATACCAAGCCATCTTTTCATTGTACTCTCTCCTCTCTATCACATAGCCATCTTCATGAGATACGTTCATTCCTTCGGATGGAACAAAATAAGGTTGCCCGACATACTCGCTCACGTCCTTTTCGCCTACCGTCACATAGAGCCTAGCATAATTTGTAACGCCCTTTGGAACAATTCCGTCCGACCCTGCATCGAAGATGAGTGGAGCACCTACAAGCTGTATGGTGATTGCATCCGCACCTTTTTTGCCTGTCTCTCCCTTCTCTCCGTCCTTGCCATTGTGTGACACGGAATAGGAGGTAGTGGACTTGCCATCGGTGTAGTTCACCACCGTCCTCGTCCATAGATATAGGTATTCATCGGTTGTAGGTGGTATGATGCTATACCAAGAGGAAGGCTCCTGCGTTCCGCTTGCGCTGACACCATAGGTAACGGAAGTTGAGGATATGGATACACCCTTCACGTTGCCAATGTTGAGCCAAGCCGTTCCGCTGTTCGTCCATAGGTAATCGCCTATCATATAGGAATCACCATCATTGGACTTGCAGATAATCCACGTATGACCTGCCCCAACCTTCATATATGTCGCAATACAAGGAGAAGCCACGCCATCGGGCAGCCCACTTGTGTCATCAAACAGATATTCCTTGATAGTCAATAATTCTCCACCAATATCGTCCGCATTAGTAAAATGCTTGACCGCCGTTCCCAAGACCTTGAAGCTGCTGCCATCCTCACCCTTCTGTCCGTACACCTCCTTGCGCCAATACGTGCTGCCATCCGTAGGCTCTGTCTGAAAGTCCGTGTCTTTAATACAAGTCCAGATTGCATTGTTGTGGCTCACTTGGTCGTTCTTGTAGTACTTCTCGTTTGGGTCCCACTCGCCACGGAAGTTGGTAATCTCTACTACCTTGTTGTCCTTGGCTATGAGCTTAAATCGCTCCGCAAAGATTCGAACATAATCATAAGATAGCTCAAATATAGCGCATTTCTCGTGAGTATAATCGCTTACCTCACGAAGACCAACGATGGAGGGAGCACCACTTCCATAGGAAGAGAGCTGGAGCACGCCCTGCCTTGACGTGTCCTTGCGGCTGCCATCGAGCACGATGGAATCACCTGCCTCTGGAATGTCGGTCGTGCCAACTGGCGCATTCTCCTCTGTATAGCCGTCAAAGTCCTTGGAATGCTTGCCAAGAACTATCCAATAGAACATCTTGCCATTGTAGGCAGGAGTACCGTAGTCATTATAGATATACTCGTTGAAGCTAGATACTCCGTGCTCAGGGATGGTTCTCCAATAACTCTTGTTTGTAGCCTTGGCATATCTCGTACCCAGAAGATTACCCATCGACTGACATCTTACTTGGTCGCCCTCTTGCCAAGGGTTGCCCACGGCATTGTCACCATCATCAGCCAAGATGTAGCACTTCCATCCTTGTATGGCTTCCTCAATCGGATTCTCTGCCCATTCAGACTTGTCATCGTCCCACATTCCAACAGGCACGACCTTGACGATAGTGCCGCCAGCAGCCGACAGATAGATGTTTCCACCAGCATACTTGGTCTTCATTATCTCCAAGATGTTCACAAACATCTTTCCCCATACGGTGAGGTTGGAGAGATAGAGATGTGATGTGCCAGCGGACTCCATTTCCATTCCGAAACCCTCGTTGGCAGCCTTGTCGAAACCTATAGATTTTAGGCTGTCGGCGATGATGTTGCCGTTCTCGTCAAAGCCGTAGCCATTCTCGTCAATAGCGAAGCCCTTTTGCAAGATGGCACGTCCTGCTGACACGAAGCCGCTGAGAAACTTCTGCATCTTCTCGAAGGTTATGACTCCACTTGCAACGTCGTCCTCCAACTTAGAGAGGAAATACCTTCCTCCCTCTGACTTGAACATACTCTTGACCTGGGCGATGGTAGGCTCACTTGCAATACCGTTTCCGCTTTCCAATGATGATATACTCTGCTGAATCTTTTGAATTGTGCCGACCTCCTTCTCCTCACGAAGGGTGATCTCATAGGCAGGTATCTTGCCATCCTCCTCCTTGATGATAAGTTGGTCGATGGTTACGTCAGCTTTGATGCCAAGATCATCATCGCTCAAACGCATGATGTCTCCAGCCCTCAATGTATCGTGAAGACTTCTTGTCGCACCACTCTTGTCTGCCATAGCGGCATCATGCTGCCTAGCCATGAAAATCTCATCGACCTTCGGCTGGTACACATATCTCGTGTAGTCGTTCTTGTCGAGCAAGGCGATTGCGTATTTCAACAGTTTAAGAGACGCAGCCCTTACATACGAGTCGGGTAGCCTTATGCCGGTGAGGACAAAATGGTCGTTCTTCTTAATCTGATAATCCTTGTATGGAAAGTACAAGCCAAGGGCGTCGTCTTTCACCCTCTCTATTGTAAGCCTCCACGTACCGCTTTCCTTTGTGCTTGACGCAACCTTGAAGGAACGACCGCCACACCTTCCATCCTTCATGCAGATTGAGAAGTCGTCGTCCTTTAGGCCGTTAATGTCAAAGTCTATAGCCGGATTGAGATAGATGTCGATGTTTTTGACGCTCTGTCCATCAACAAACCTTCCATCATCATCAACTTCCGAGCCTTTGTATATCTCATCAACACGAACACCGCCAACAACCATCTCCTCAATGGTTGGATAAATCTCTACGATTCCGTTTGCCTTGTCGTCAGTATCGAAAAATTTTGAGTCAGAGCGAAGCCCAATCTTGTCAATGTTGAGCGAATCAATGTATGGACGATACTTGTCATTAGAGAAAATATGCTCCTTCCCGGTTGGATTCACATATTTCTTTTCCTCTTCCGTCATCGTATCCCAAAACTCTCGCAAGGATAGGGTAGGGAAACCAGGGAGCATAAGTCTGCTGATGGCCATGTTGTTTGGCAGATTCTCGGCGTACTCCTTGTTCTCCGAAGGTATGGTCTTCTCGTTGATGCCAGAAGTAATGTATAGTTTTGTGTAGCTGCCAGATTTAACCTGCGAGATAAATGCGTCCAATGCGTCCTTCGACTCCTCGTCACCATTGTCGGCCTGCGAGCCCTTGAGTTCTGAGTAAAATCTACACTTATTGTTACTCGTCCCAGTGACATATCCTGTAATGATTGTCTTGAAATCAAACGTTACACGTAAGACAAATCCATTCGTCTGCTCGCCTGTAGAACCGCTTGAAATATACTTTCTTGGCTCTGTGAAATAAGTCGAGATATAGTCGAGGTCTAGGTATAGCTCAACAAAGCTTGCGGCATTACCCACCTTGGTTATGCCGACCTTATACTTGATGCCCAGGTCCGCATAATAATGATCAGGAAGATTCTTCTCGGAGCCATAGGCCCTGAGTCTCGTAATGATGCTTTGGTCGGAATCTGCGTTCTGGTCAACCTTGTATAGCCCTTTGCCAAGACCATACTTGAATATACCGTCCGTCATCACGCCTGCCGTTCCTACATATATATTTCTCCCTCTTATGACGAAGTTTATGTTCCACTGCGTGTTAACGAGAGCCAAGGCATCCCAGCATTTCTGCGTATCTATGGTGATGGACTTGGATTCAAACGAAGCCGAGTCGTTGGTTCCGTCGCCATACACTGCATTCCATTCCTCTGCCGTGCATCCACGCTGCATGGATCTCTCCTTGTTACGAGAGAATATTTTCCACTTTCCATCCCCAATCTGCTCATTGAGGTTAGCTTGTATCCTGTCTAGCAAGTCGTCGATGGTCTCAACGTAGAATGGGAATTTTGGCAGTGTGGTGTAGTGAAGTTGGTTATCATGTAACACTACGTCCAGGAACTCAGCCCTCGAAAGCTCGTCCCGAAGAGAATTAAACTTCACGCCATCATAGGTGAACCCCTCTCCATAAGTATCCTTTCTTGCCTGCTTCTCCTTACCAGGAACGTAGTTTAGTTCGAACCTCTCTCCACGGTACATGATGTAGTCTCCAATCTCGAAACCTATTGGAGACTGACGCTTGAAGTCTATCGACACAAAACACTCACCCATCCATGAATCCGAGTACTCCAGACCGTGTATGACTACCGGCTCATCGTTGACATCCGTCAATACCGAGCCATCCTTATGACATATAATCCATTTTCCCATTGTCTTTACGTGCTAGGCAATAAATTCACTACTTTCTTATCCAATCTTACCGGCGATACATCCGTACTAGGGTCGTTAAACTTGAATGTGATGGACACCGTAAGAATGTCCTCGTCCCCACGAACGTCCCTGTATAGGCTTGGGTCGATGCTGGAGAGTCGGACGTGCCGCCTTCCTATGCCGTTGAACTCACAGTACATCTTCATCATTCCGCCACGAAGGTAGCCGAGAAAGGATTTCAGCTTATCGTTTGCGCCATAAGCCTTTCCATGGAATCCGAACTTCACGCTATTCTCGTATGCCTCCATGAGAAGGCCATCCGACGGCGATATGTACTCATCATCACCATTCTCGTCATACCAACTACGCTTGCTAGGCTCCTTGACCTTCTCGCACGGCTTGAACGGATTCTCCATGCAGTACATGCCGAAAGACTCGATGACGTCGATAACATCCGCGCCATCTTTCTCCTGCTGCAAGTATATCCTGAAATAATTGTCCATGATTATCTTATTTATTTGGCAAAGATAATACTTTCTGCATAAATATGCAATTGTAAGTCTGATAAAAATGTATAAATATGCAATTATTTCTGTAAAACGAAATGGAGAAGACGTTATGCCTTCTCCACTAAGTTATTTGACGTTAAGTTTTTTCGTTCCGCTGAGAACCTTGTTGAAATTGTCATTGAATGAAGCAACGACCGTCTCAATCCTCTCGGCTGCCTCTGCGTTTCGTAGGGTGTTTTGCGAAATCATTCCCAGCTGTGTGAGCTGAGACTTCGCAATCTCGCTTATCTCAGGGAAGTACTTGGCTTGCTCGGCACGGATAACTGAGCAATCGAGACGTATTGCGTTCAAGTAGGAAGCCAACAAATCGGCGGTCTCCTCGGTAATGCCCTTGATGGAATTTGTCGATGAGGAGCTGCTGTTGTCAGACCAGCCGTAGCTTTTCTTGAAGAAATCTCTCGTTGCCTCAACCTGTTTTGAGATATGCTCCACATCGGACATTATTTCTGCATTTTCCTGCGGAGTGTACGCTCCCATATATTTTCCGTCCACATACCAGTTGGCAGACTCCTTTGGGTCTCCATACTTCTTAGCTTTCGCCAAAATTGCCTTAATCTGGTCTCCGTACAAGTCTTCAATCATGGAGTTCAGGATCGTCTTCTTCAAGTTCTCCTCGAAGTTATCAACGAGGCTGTCGGAAGAGTTCGACATGGACGCCATAGCCTCGCCCCAAGATTCCACCAAGCTACTGAACTTGTTGCCTGTAAGCTTCTCTGTGAGGTTGTCAATCATCTCGTCAGCCTTGTCGCCGTACTCGATGAGCTTCTCCAGGTAGTCACGGAAGTCGCCATCCATGTTAGCCCACAGGCCGGTGTAGTTCTTCTTGATTTTGGAAAGAGTGTCTGCGTTCATGTTGAGCATGTCCTCCATGCCATTGAACCGCACTCCATATTTCCTCGAAATCTCAGGAGCCACATCCCGCCAGTTTTGGCCATTGTACTTGTAAGAACCCTTCCACATCCTGTACCAGATGGAGTGGGAACCTGCGGAAGATCCTGAGTTAAGACGCATCCGGGCGATAATCTTCGTCTGCTCAATCTCGGCCCTCAGCATCTCCTGTGCTTCCTTGGATGCCTCGTTGGCCTCTGTTCCCCAATGGATGTTCATGTACTCGGTCTTCTTCGAGATAAGCGAATCCCATACGGAAGACAACGTCTCGTACTGCTCCTTCGCCTTGTTGTAGCTACTGTAGTCCGCTCCGAATGCGCTGATGACAGTTCCCGCCATGCTGATGGCGGCGGCTGCCGCAGCACCATAAGGGCCGAGGTTTCCCAATCCAAGAGCATTCAATCCACCAGACACGTTCGCTGCCGCACTGAACGCATTGCTTGCGCCGCCGACAGCCTTGCCTAGGATGGAATCTTCTTTGCCCAATGCTCTGAACAGGTTAACGACGGGGTCCAGACAGCTAGCCAACGCCTGCATCTTTGCAGCGGTCTTGTCGATTGCCTTGGAAGAGTCGTTGTACGCGCCCTTCTGCTCGTTCTCCAGCTCATTCTTGGTGTAAGACTTGTTGCCGACAATGCCCATCCTCTTCGCCTCTGCTGAGCTTACGTAAACCTTTGCAGAGCCATCGGCTCCATTTCCGAGCCTATCCTTGATGAAACTGCCTATTGCATTGCCTCGCCTCACGCCACCGAAGATTGATGGAAGTGGATCGCGCTCAATCTGCTCATCCTTAAGCTTGCCAAGCGCATCACGAAGCTGCTTCACAACCTCGACCGATAGACCGGTGGTCTTTGAGAACTCGTCAATCTTGCCAACCATGGAGTCGATGGTGGATGAGGAAACCCTGTCTAGGTCGTCAAAGATCGTTACCCAATCGGAGCTTTCCTTGAATAGCTCGAACTGTAGCTTTGCGTTGTTCTCGTTGTGGGTCTTCTCGGCACCATCGCTCGCACGCTGCCGCATCTTTGGATCATCTATGCCCTTGATGAGCTCAAGTTGTCTCTCATATCGTCTGTTCTCGTCCTCAATCTGTTGTTCGATTGTGGCGTTCTTCTCGATGAGGTCTGCCATCAAGTCAATGGTCTCCTTCTTGAGCTTCTCATTCTCCTTGCGCATGGCGTCATAGAGGACAGAGATATTCTCGCTATTCTCTCCGAAGTACTGCTTGAAGTCGTTCTCATCCATCCCGAAGACCTCCTCTGGAGTAAAGCTTGAGCCGAAAAGGTTATTGTGGTCTTGCACAGCCCACTTCATCTGCTCGTTCAAGTAATCCTTGAATGTTCCGCTTTGGACGTGGCCGAACGCAACCTGAGAGGAGGCGTCACTGTTTCCAGTCAGCTCGTAGAGCTTCTTGTACGTTTCGTACTGCTCGGAAAGGATGTCGAGACGCTTTGAGAGTTGGTCGTTCTCGGTCTTTATCCTGTCCTCCTCCTCGGAGCGGTTCTTGGCGTGGATATTGCCAATCTCCAGGTCGCGATAGTCCTTTCGGTCATTCGTGGTGAGAGGGACCTTTGACAGGAGTTCCTTTATAGAAGTTCCGTATGTACCTGGGTCGGACAATCCGTAGTTCTTGAAGACAGGCTTGAACTCCTCCTCGCTGTTGAGCATAGCCAATGCTCCGCTCCTGCCATAGAGCTTTCTGTACTTCTCCAGCTCGGTGTAGAACTTCTTGTATAGCTCTATCCTCTTACGAAGACGCTTCAAGTCCTCATCCTCCTGACGACCCCTTGTTTTCTTGGTCTTGTTGGACTTCTTGCCTTCTCCGGCGTAGTCCTCTCCAAATGCGTATTTATACGAGCTCCTTGTGTTGTCGTATTCCTTCTTCGCCGCATCAAGCTGCTCCTTGGTGGCCTTCCGGTTGTTGTACGCCCTTCTTGTTGATGCAAGGACGTTGAATTTCTCGTCAATCGACGACCGTCCCTTGTTCATTGCATCATAAAAGTTTCCCTCTTTCAGCCAAGGAGACGCAATGTTATAAAGGCCGCCCTTCATGCCTGGCGAAAGGGGAGTGTTGCTGAAGTTCTTCCAAATCTGGGACTCGAACGGAGTAAACTTGTTGGATACTTGGTATGCTAGCTTGATGATAGCCTTGAAGTCCGCCTTGTCGAGCATGTCCTGCAACTCCTTCTTGAGGAATGGAAATTGTATCAAAAGCTCATCCCTGGCGTTCCCCATCATCGCCTTTACCTTCTCTTGACTAGCCTTGTCAAGCTCCTTGTTTGCCTTGATGTCGTTGGCTATGTCTGGGAATGTATCGCCAATCATGGACAGAAGCTTTTTGGCAAACAAGTCCTCCGTCGTATGGTCGTTCAGTCCTAGGGCGTTATCCAGCGCGGCACGTACCGTCTGAGCCTCCTCCTCTGTGTACGAAGCCAAAGACAGCATGCTCTCCCTAATCTGCGTGTACTCGGAGTAGGCGGCTTCACCAGCCCTTCCGCTCGCTCCAAGGTTCTTTATCTTTTCCTTGTAGGTTTCCGCCATCTGGGAGATGAACTCATTGAACTCCTTCTCGGTCTTCATGTAGTTTCTGATGTCCTTGTCTTTCGAGCCGAAGGCGTTCATCTCGTCCCTCGCGTCGAGCATGGCTTCTGCATACTCCTTCATCTTCGTCGCATCGTCACGCATGTCCTTGTAGCTACCCTTGTCGGACGCAAGTTTCTGTGCCTCAAGGTTTGCCTGCTGGATAAGCTCAAGCTGGCTCTTTAGGTATTTCAGCCTGTCCTCGTGGCTATCCTTTTCCTCGGACGTCATGACAAGGAAGTTATAGTCGGTAGGAGCCAGGTCCTTCAACTTTTCCTTGTAGGTCTCGATGAGGCTGTCTATCGCCTTCTCGTCCCTACTGGAGATAGCGTCGGAGATGTCGTTGCTCTTCAGAAACTCGCCGATCTGCTTGTATCTGTCCTTGAGTTCGTCGGCAGTCCTGTTCATGTCTGCCTCAAGTTGTCTCTGCTTCTCGGCGAAATACTCATAGACGGAGAATCCGACAGTGAAGATGAGGCCAGGAAGTCCTCCGATTGCACCCCACATCATCTTTCCGATTCCGGCGATGCCACGACCAATGGTCGCCACGGCTGCCAGACCCCTGGAGGCGAACGTTCCCCAGAAACCGTTCACCTTCGCGAGGTTCATCTGCCAATTAGTCATGGTGCCGCCAAGGGAGTTCTGGAACTCCAACACCTTGATTCTCGCCTTGTTCTGGAAGCCTCCCTGCTTCTGCAATCTTGCCGTCTCGTCCATCAGGTCCTTGTCGGCATTCTTCTGCAAGATGGCGAGGTTTTGCTTGTATATCTCCTTGGTAATCTTTCCGCTCACCATGAGGCGGTCGAGGTCAGCCTTCGTAAGAGCCTTCGCCTCCGCAAGGTTCCTTACGTCAGCCTCTGTGATTTGGTTCTTTGTCCTAAGAATCTCTCTCTCAATGTCAGAGATTTGTTTCCCCTCGGCTACCCTTGCCATCACGCCAGACGCAACGCCTCCCTTTGCCTTTAGGTAGTTGCTTGCCGTACTTCCTCCCATCTGGTCAAATACTCCCCTTTTGAAGAGCATCGCCGGAATAGCCGCTGTTGCGATAGGGGAAATGAAGCTTGCCAGCTTCACTAGCTTCTCCACGAAACCGGTGATGATTCCAAGGGTTCCGTTGATCGTCCCTGATGAGTGGATGTTCTGTACGAAATCAGTGATAACGTCCAATATACTCTTCAGGTTGTCGCCAACCTCGGACTCGCCGCTCGCAAGGTCAGATAACATGATCTCCCAGGCATCCTTCATCTTGTTGTACCTGCCGAGAAGCGTCTCGCTAAGTGTTTTCTGCATGTTGTGGAACTCGCCGCCTTCGTCGGTCATCTTCCAGAAGATAGACTTCACGTCATCAAAGCCAACCTCCCTCTTCGAGATCCTTGACTTGACATCGGATGTCGTGACAGTCTTGCCCTCCTTCTTCGTGTAGAACTCCGACAGTTTGCCGAGCAAAGGAATGCCTGCGTAGGAAATCTGCCTAAGCTCCTTTCCGTCAAGCCATCCACGTGCCTGCACCTGCCCGAACGCAAGGGCGATGCGGTCAAAGGAAACGCCAAGTCCGGAAGACATGTCCGCAAGTCTCTTCGTTGTATCGTACAGATCGTCATACTCAACTCCATAGGCCGCAAGCTGCTTAACGTCTCGGTTAAGCTCAGAGAATGTAAAAGGGGAGTTGAGTGCCAGTTCCTTCACCTGGCCGAACAGGGTGTTGGCGTACTGTATGTCGCCAAGGATGGATTGTAGGGCGATGTGTTGCTTCTCCATCTCGCCACCGGTGGTTATAATGCTCATTGCGAACTGCTGCGCGCCATATACCAAGCCTCCTTGCAGGAAGAGGGACTTTAGGTCCTGCATCGTGGAGTTGAGCCTTCCGGCACCATTGTTGGCCCTCTCGAATCCCCTTATGAGGTCAGCCTGTGCCTTTGCGCTTTGCTTTAGGAGCATCTCGTGTTCCTTTTCCAAGGACGAGGTCTTTAGCTTTGACGAGTTTAACCTCTCTTGCAGTCGGTTCAGTTCCTTCTGTTCCGTCAAAACCCTTCCCGCAAGTGTGGTGTCCCTTCCGGTACCAATGTTGCCCATCATTCCGATGGCGGTATAATCCTTGCCTTCGAGCCTTTCCTTGACAGACGAGATGTGTATGAGTTTTGCCTCAAGCTCCCTTATCTTTCCGTCAATCTTCGTGGTGTCAACGTTCAGGGCGATTGACTTGTCGGCCTCACGCCTCAATTTCCATATAGCCTGGTCAAGGGCGTTGTATCTTTGCTCAGCAATCTTTAGCTCACTGAGTCGCTTGTTCTCTTGGGCTGTATTGTCCCTTTCCTTTTTCGCGTTCGACTTCTCTCTCGCGCTGTTTAGTTCCTTCTGTGCATCAATAGCCAAGCGTAAGGCTCTCACCAGATCGGTGGCTTGTTGCTTATAGTCCTCAAATACGGGCTTCCCGCCTTTTCCAATGAGACCTGGGCGGACACCTTGTATAAGGCTTGCGAAGTCTCTCATGTCAGAGAGAGCCTTATCAAGGCCGGACGTATCAACGCCAAGACCAAGGCCTCTCATTCCGTACTTTTCAGCCTTCGCCATCTCGCTACCGAGATAGGAATAGAGGTCGGCGAGTTTTCTTGTGTTGTCGGCGAGTTCCTTCTGGTTTCTCCTCGACTTCTCCAACTCCTTGTCGTGCTCACGCTCCTGTGCTATGACCTTTCCCTTTTCCCTACCATAGGTTTGGAAGGCGGCAGTGGTCTTGCTGAGCTCTACGCTCATGTCGTTGAAGAGTTGCTTCATCCTGTCCGCATTCGACAGAATCTTTCCATCGTTGGCCAAAGCCTTCTCCATCTGAGCGACAATTCCGCTCATGCCCGTGATGCGGTCTGTCAGCATGGACGTATTGAATCCCTTGCTAGTTCCCTCTGACATGAGGTCACGAAGCTTCGCCAGCTTCTCCCTGAAAGAATCAATCCTTGAGTCAATCTTCGAGAAGTTGCTGTCTAGGTCGGAAAGTGGGTTCCTTTTCTGAAACTTCCCGATAATCTCATCAACTTGCCCCAAGGCTACCTGCCATGCCTTCGCATAGTTTCCGAGAACGTTTGCGCTGTCAACACCGGTGACGAACGTAGAACTCTCCAGCTGCGTGAGCTTTTCCCTGAAGTTGGTTATTACCGCAGTAGCCTCCTTGAACTTTGACGCATCAATATTAGGGTTTGCGGATTTCTTGTCCGCAATGTTCCTCTGGGCAATGTCAATCCTCTGCAAGAGCCTGATGTAAGTCATGGCGTTGTTCACCATGGAACCCATCTCAGCTGCGAGCTTGTCGCCACCTTCCCTTGTTGACAGCTCAGCCTTCTTCCTGTTGATCTGGTTGAGAATGTCAACGAGCTGGCGACCCTTCTCTCCGGCATCGCCTACGCCCAGGTTCTTGCTGGCTGCGCCACGGAAGGCATTGAGGACCTCGTTCAGCTCATACTTTAACCTTACGACTGATTCCTTCGTCTTATCAGCGGCATCCTTCACGCCTCCGAGCTCATTCTGTGCCTCACGTCTTGACTTCGAGTCGCCGACAATCTTGTCAACATCCTTGTTGAACGAAGCCTCCTGCTTCGCCTCTCGCATCTTTGGAGGATTCTTCGCGCTTCCGGTGGAAGACACCGCCTCTGCCGTCTTCTTTGCCTGAGCCTCGGTATTCCTCAGTGACTCGGTAGCCTTATCCGCATCCTTTGATAGCGAGCCGAACAGGGTAGGCGTGCCCTTGCTTGCGTTCAGCTTGTCATAGAATCGTATGAGACCGTTGGTCATTTCGTCAAACTGCCCCTTTAGGTCGTTGTTGTTCCTCCAGCTGTTGTTATTGAAACTCTCCAGGAACTTCTTCCTCAGATTCGTAAGACCGTCTATGTAGGTCTTCGCATCGTTCTTCATCGCACCGTCCGTCACACCCTTGGAGTGCTCCTTCAGGGATTTCAGGTTCTTGTCGATGCTCATTATCTGAGTGAGATACGCCTGTGCGTTTCCAAGGTCGAAGAACTTATCCAAGGAACCACTCGGCATCTTTCCCGATGCCATCGCCGACATTATCTTGGTTATAAGAGAGTGAGCCTCATTGAGGTTGGATAGGTTTACCTTGCCGCCAAGCAACGACAACTCCTTGATGTCAAGTCCCTTCAGAACACGACCAAGGCTCTCAGCCCCAGACGCACTGGACGAAAGCAGTTCGCCGATCCTTCCGATTGACTTGAGCAACGAGCCCGAGACCGAGGCATTATTCAGCTCCTTCACGAAAGACTTGATTTCCTTTCCGACCGCCGCCGACTTCTCGTCCGTCTTGTCGAGCGAGACGAGGACCTTCTTGAGCCCGTCCGAAACAGTTTCCTTGATGCCAAGGCTAACCCATAGGTCGCCCAAATTTCCACCTGCCATATCTTGAATATTTTAAGTTTTAGATTTTTCCGTTAAGATAGTCCGCAAGGGAGATTTTTTCTCCATCCTGCGACTTATCGGATTCCTTCTTTGCCTTCCACCTCTCGTAGAAGTCGTCCATAGCCTTGCTCGTCGGTGTTTTGGCCTTCTTGTCGCCCTTTGGATAGACGACAACCGGTTGGTCAACCACCATCAGGTCTATCTGTGCGGACGAATACCCCCACCAATAGTCATAGGCTGCGATTCCGTATTTTCTTGCGAAGAGGAACCCGAACTTCTCCGCTAACGAGAAGGCTGCTCCCCAGCTTGTCCTGCTTGGGTAGCTCTTGCTTCTCTCCTCGTCATCGTCATCATCAGATCCGTCATCCCTGTCGCTAATATGGTAGCCAACGAGAATGCGTTCGATGGAATTTTTTTTTTAGACTTGTCGAGTACACTCAATATCTCTACCACGTCAACGTCCTTGACATAATAGAGCCAACGCCACCAGATCCAATAAATGAGGCGAATCTTCCAGATGTTGTTGAGGAGAATGGCTACGCAAATCTTTACGTTGCGTTTCCACTCGTCCTTTTCCTTCGTGGTGATATGTGCGCATTTTCTCATCGTGCCCTTCCTGAGCCATCCGATCATATACTTCTTGCCACGGAACTCAACTTCCGTAGGCTCGTCGTTCAGTATGCTGTCCAACATCCCCTGTAAGTCCGTGCCGGGCTGCTCCATCTTGCTTTCCTCTGCCATGATTGTATGATTTAAAATGAAGAAGGGCGGCACGGCTCGTTACCAGCCTGCCGCCCAACGGTTTTGTTATCCTGATCTGTTTACCTAAAGAAGACTATGTCTTTTACTTCTTCTTGACCTGCTGCGTCACGACAGGGTCGGTCACATCAACGCTCTGCCCCGCGCCCGTCCTAGTCTAAGCAGACTTCTTCTTGAGCCAAGCCAAGCTCTGGCTGCCCGCACCCTCGATAGTTCCTGTGAACTGGATGGCGAAAGGCTCGGTGCCAGGATTCTCGTAAAGAGGCTTCGCCCAGAGAGCGATGTTTGTGATGACCATGAGGTTCTTCTTCTCCTCGTCAACGAGGACGAACGTGCCAGTCACCTTCTTCTTGCCAATCATCAAGGAGACACCCTCGTAGCCGTTAGCCGAGTTGTCAACCTCCGCATCGTCGGTTGTGATAGTTAGCTTAGTGATGTCCTTGACCGCACTCTCGCCGTATGCGAGTTGCAACACCTCCTTAGCCTTGGTTGGCACGGTGAACTGGACGGTCATGTCGCCCAATGTTGCACTGGAAGTCCAGTCGCCATCCAAGCCAATTACCTTGTAGTGATTCACGGTTGGGTCGTCCTGGCTGAGCTGCAAGGTGTCAACCGTTACAGGCAAGTTGTACTTCGTAGTGATGGTAGGAGTACCAGAGCTCAAGTCAACTACCTCGTCGGTGTAAAGAACGGAGCTAAGGCCATTGAATACGTCCTTCAACTCCTGCTTTGTCTTTGTTGCCATATCCTGAATATTTTAAATGTTATACAATCTGATTACCTCGTTCGCAAACGTCCCTGTATGATGGTTATCCCAAATCCGTCTCCGTCATCTCCCTGCATCGTCACCCTTGGTCTAGTTACCAGGATATTGCCGGACGCTATCGGGAACTTCCCAAGGACAGCCTTGACTTTCTCGTCCATCGTACAGACATCGAATCCGTTGGGCTTGGAAGCCGAGATTTTGTCCCTAACATAAATTCCAATCTGCGCCGTTGTGATATAGTCGTTGTATGCCCCCTTGAAGTCTATCTCGGCATTCTTGATGGAATAGGGGAGCTCTACGACTATGTAGCTGCCGACCGCTGTGTCAACAGACTTCGGGCGGCTTCTAAGGTACGTCCTATCGCAGATACCGTCAAGGGCGTTCCATAAATCTTGGTACATGGTCTTGATGTCTATCATATTGTAACTACCTTTCCTTCAAAAATACCGGGCATCTCATCCCTCAGCCCGGAGAGCACATCGTGCCCCTTCTTGTTCTGGACGAAGCTGGCGTACCTCATGGCGACCACCGCAACGAGTGCGTATGTGCCGCTTGGGTGCATCTGCCGCAAGCTTCTTATTGCTGCGCCCTCTCCATCCTGGCCTCCGCTTCCATACTCTCCACGATAAGGTCTTGATACGGACTTTCCATTCGGCATTACGTGGGCAACGGGCTCCCCGGTGTAGTAGGCCGCCTTATTGTAGGCCTCTCCCTTTGCGAGTGACAACCTCGTTGGCGGCTCTCTTCCGACATCGCTGGCGTCAACTATATCCACAAGCTTGCCTTGGTGATATATGCCAACGGCGAAAGAGTTGAGCAAGTTACCGGTCACATCGTAGTAGTCCTTTGTGTTCGCATAGATGCTCACCATCTCGAAAGCAGCCGAGCGAAGCTTTTTTGTTATAGCACCCACGGTCTTCCTTCCGATTATCTCCTTTGCCATCAGCGAGAACCTATCTGACAGTGATCCAGACGACATAGGCTAAACCCTCCTGAAATTCCAATAGACGACCGTCCTGTTGTTGTCCGGCTCGCAGTCCTTCACCATGCCAACCTCCGTGTTGTTGCCGACCGTGGCGTAAATGGTATCACCATCAAGAGGCTTTCTGCCAGCATCCCATTCGTCGAATCTTACGGGAATGGATGCCTTCCTCTTGTTCTCGTCCACGTTATTGTCTCCCTCGGTTGTGGTATCGGTATAACTGCGACCCTTTCCTTCGTACAGGACTATCTCGCTCCTGTCCTCATTAGAGAATGGATTGGCGTTTTCCTCTATCCTCACGATTCTTATGTCATGGGGATACCTCTCGTTGACTATTCTTTGCTTCAGCATAAGGCGGTTCATTTGATGAGGTGGGGAAGAGGGCTTCCCCATGGAGAATAGCTGGCCCTCTTCACGCCGTGAGAGATGATGCGGAAGGAAGATTTCTTTTTGAGCATTGACCCAGGCTCCAACTCCTTGTAGATGGCATTCGCCTCTGCCTTCATCTCGGCTCTGTCGTCGTCGCTCATGTCGTAACCGCCTCCCGAATGGGTCCATCCGTTGTCGGAGTCGGAGGTGTTGTTCACCTTGCTCGGACCAAGCAAAAACCACTTCAATAGGTCTGCGTAAGCGAGCCTCATGGTGTCCTTGTCTGAGTCCACGTACATATCGCTTGGGTCAACACCCCTGTCCGCAAGGATGCCAATGACGGTCTCCCTATAGACTTCAAAGTTGACCTTGTTTGCAAGATAGTCCAGCACGGTGTAGGCGTTTGTCTCCTTCTCCATAGTCATACAATCGTTTGCTTAATTAATTACTCCTGGCCATCCTTCTTTGTGATGTCGATAATCCAACGGTATGGGGAGTCGAGCATCGCAGGAACGGACGCGAGGAACAAGTCTGTCTTGAACTCCTTGTACATACCGTTCGCAGTAACCATGTTGCGAAGCAATCCGAGTCCATTGTTGGTTGTCGCCCATGCAACGTCGATAAGTTTGTTGCCAAGGGTGTCGAAGATGCGTCTGTCGAGAATCTCCTTGCGCATGAAGCGCAAAGGCTTGCCTGCTGGACGAAGAACGACTGTTCCGTCATTCCAGCCATGAATCTCGGACACGGCTCCGTCGAAACGCTTGTTGTGCTCAATCTCATCGACAATCTCAATGGAAGAGAGACCATTGAGGTCCACGACGGACTTCAGGAACATCTCACGGTTAGGACCGTAGTTCTGCAAGAAGCCGACATAGTTCGCAGCTGCCCAGCTCTTATAGATCTCAGCAACCTGCTTGTTCTTCAAGAACACCTTGTTGAAGTCGTTCTTGGTCATCTGCCATACAAGCTTCACGCTTCTTTGCTCGATGTGAGCCTCACGCCAGTCCTCCTCCATCTGTCGCATCTGCTCCAGCAAGTCGCACTTAGCGTCGTTCCAGGCGAGAGCACCGCCTTTTCTGAAACTCTCCTTTGGAACCTTCGCGTCATACAGAGGCTCCTGGATACCACGGCCAATCTTGCTGTAGTCGATGAAGCCGGTGGAACTCAACTGCGCTGACATGTAAGTCATGGTCATATCGAGTGAGTCGTACAGAACCTGAACCTTGTCGAGATACTGATCGACCAAGTCGGCATCGTTACCGAACTCCCTACGGAGGAGTTCCATCCTGTGAAAACGCTCGGTCGCAGTCTCACGGAAACCGTCTGCGGCGAAGTCCGGGATGGATGCGGTGTACCACTCGATACCCTCGTGATCGCCCTGATAACCCTCACCGAGAGGAGCACGCATACTCATCAATGTGGCAGGGTTCAACGTGCGGGTGCGAACCTTGAATGTCGCGTCACCATTGTCGGATGTCGGAGTGAGGCTAGGGTCAATGTCGCCCTGCGTCAAGTACCACCCGTTGTTGCACCGTAAAACGCCGTCCTGATTGATGAACTTCTGGAGGTACTCGCTGTTACCATTTCCCTCGTAGAATCGTGCGAGTTGCCTGATTCCAATATCAATTTTTGCCATAATCCTGAATCAATCTTTTACGTTATACATTATATTAAATGTGCCAGAACTCCGGGTAAAGTGACTTGTTCATCGCCTTTACGGCAGGTGGGACAGGTCCCATCTTGCAGAGCCACATCACGCAGTCTGGGTTCAACATACAGAAGTTGATGTTGGTGCGTGGCTGATGATACTTGTCACCTCCGGCATTGAAGTAAGGGAAGTCGTTGTCGCAAGGAGCGAAGCAGTTAGGGTTCTTCACCATAGGAAGGACGCTTGCGCCTGCCTTCTCTGCCTCAACCAGCACTGTTCCAACCGCAAGGGTTCCAAGAGCTTCGTTGGTCGTGACCTTCCAAACGTCGCCTGCCGCCTCGTCAGTGGTAGCCTCAACAGCAGTCACGGTCACGCCCTTCGCCTTCGTAGCGAAATCCTTCTGGCCAACCATGATGGTGTCGCCAACGTAAGGAATGTGAACAAAACCATTGCGAGTGATGTAGATGTCAGTATCCGTAGCTGCCGTAGTAGCCTTTGCCACCTCATACGCCTTCAGGATCTTGACTGTTGCGCCAGGACCATCGTTGCCTGCCGTGAAACCGAGGTCGTGCTCAATCAAGTCACCAGCGTAAATCTTGCCAGGTCCCTTGAAAGGATTCACCAACTGTCCACCGATAGGCGGATGAACGAAGGCGTTCTTGATAAGAGCCTCAAGACCAGCGAACACGTGTCTGGTTCCACCTACCTCACCCTCTGTCTGGATAATGACCGCTCCGTGGTTAAGCATACCATTGGAGAACATCTGGTCCATGTAGGAAATAGAAACGTTATCCATAATCTTTTTACCTTAAATTAATTTGTTATCCTATGTGTTACTTGGCATCCTGATCACCATACTTCTTCTTGCGTCTCTTGGCAATTTCTTCCATGAACTCATCGTCTTCCTTAGAGCTTGAAGGAGATCCAGCCTGACCTTTTCTAGGGATTGCCTTACCTCCATTCGCACGCTTGTAATCGGTGGTGTAGATGCCCTCTGCCTTCGATACCAAATCGGAAACATTTACGCCCTCTTCTGGAATCTCCAGCTTTTCCAGAGCGGTCTCAAGGAAGAAATCGTTCAACTCAAGCTCCGCCTTGTCGAACTTGTCCTTCAAACCTCTCTTCACGGACTCGATGGTAGCGTTCCTCGCTTCCTTCTTGTCCCTTTCGGCGTTGGCTGCCAAGAGCTTGTCGATTTTGTCTTCAAGAGCCTTGTACTTTGGGTCCTCCTCTTCAGGATTCTTCTTCTCACGCTCCCTTCGCCTGCGCTCGTCCTCCCTTCGCCTGCGCTCGTCCTCAGCGTCCTTGTTCTTCTTCATCTCGTCTGAGACGCTCTTGTGAACGTTTGAGTCCATACGCTTCAAGCGGTTAGCCAACTTTGTGACGATTCTGTCGTTTACCTCCTCGTCGTCACCCAATTCGTCCAAGACATCATCAAGTTCCTCTTCGATGGTCTTTTGCGACAATGAAATGAAAGAGGTGGTATTCACCTTTCCATTCACGAGTGTTAAGAGTTCTTCTCTTGTCATACTTTAAGTTTTTGCTAGGTAAATAGCGGTTCTTCCGCTAAAATTGCATAAATATACGTATTTCATTCGCAAAAATACGAATAAATATACAATAATGCAAGAAAAAATGTATAAATTTGCAGAAAATATAGATTTTTTATGCAAAAAGATGCTTTTTCAGGATTAAAAACAGATAACGGAGACCAGATTTACACGCAAGAGTACATCCAATCTCTCCGTGACGCAGACAAGAAGCACCCCGACAAGTTGAAAATAATTGCTCAACGTGGCGGGCAGGAGCGCATGCTGTCTATTGATGCCGACATCAAGATAGTTGGAGGAAGTAGAGGCGGCCCACTTTTTGTCGATACAAAGGTTGTTACTCCATTTGGCTATCGACGTATAGGCGACCTAAAACAGGGCGACATTATTAGTGGTACGGATGGCGGCATGCAACGTGTCGTATATCGCAAAGACCACGGCAAACTTCCTGCTTACAAACTAAAGTTTGTCGATGGATCCGAAGTTATTGCGTCATACGACCACCTCTGGAATGTTCGTAAGACTTGCTATAGAAGTAAGAAGAGAATCATTAACGGGTTATCTATCAATGATGATTATAGGGTATGGACCACCCAGATGGTTGTTGACCACCTCGCAAAGCTGAAGACTGGCGAGATTAAAAATAGCAAGTTGCTCATACCTTTGTGTGAGCCTGTAAAGTTTACTCGCTCTTGGGGAAATCGTCATTACAAACCAACGAGCTCACCTTACGTTATGGGCGCCATACTTGGAGATGGATGTATAACCGCAAATATAAAGAATGGAAGTTATGATGCTATGCTCTGTAGCGCAGACGAAGATGTCGTGAGAGAGTTTGAGAGTGTTGGCATCAATATGACTAACTATGCACAAAAACAAGGCAGTATAGCTTGTGATTACAGAATCAAGGATGAGAGATTACGTAATGATCTTGAGGGTTTAAAGCTCTACGGCTGCGACGCTTTCAATAAGTCTGTTCCCGATTTTTATAAGTTTGGCTCTATAGAGACAAGGTGGGCTATCCTTCAAGGACTTATGGATACCGATGGTACTGTGGATAAGCGTGGGCATTGTACGTTTGCGACAGTCAGTGAGCAGCTTGCTAAAGACGTTAAGTTTTTAGTAAACAGCCTTGGAGGCCTTGCCACTATAAATAAGTACGAGAACCACTATACCAAGAATGGAGAGCGTATAGAGGCAAGCGATTATTATGATATTTACATCAGAATTAATCAGTCAGAACGTTTATTTCGTCTTCCACGTAAGAAGTCGCTTTGTACCGAGTACAATGGCGGCGTAAGCGAACTGGGAAGAAGGATTGTTGATTTTGAATATGTAGGAGAGAAGGAGTGCTGCTGTATTGCAGTGAACAACACAAACTCTCTGTTTATGGTGGAAGACTTCATCGTCACTCACAACTCCAAGTCCTTCTCTTCTCTTATGGAAGTCCTCAAAGACATCAAGAACCCAGACTTCCATGCCACCATCCTACGTAACGAGAAGGACGACTTGCAGTCGCTCGTAACGGACTCATACAAACTATTCTCCCAGTTCGGTACGTACAACAAGTCCCAGAACGACATGACCTGGAACTTCGTCAACGGGGGATGGCTCAAATTCTCCTATTATGCAGGAGCATACCAAGATTTCAAGACGAGGTTCCAGGGTAGGCAGTACGCCTATGTCTGCATCGACGAGGGAACGCAGTGCCCATACAAGAAATTCAAGTACCTCTTGACCAACAATCGAAACGCCGCCCATATCAGAAACCGATTCTGGATAACCTGCAACCCGGACCCGGAGTCATGGGTTCGCAAGTTCATCGACTGGTGGGTTGACGAGGATGGATATATTATTCCAGAGCGAGACGGAACTATTCGATACTGTTTCATGGACGGAGACACTCCAGACTCAATCTACTGGGGAGGTACAAGAGAAGAGGTGTACGAGCAATGCAAGGGAATCATTGACAGCCTTTGGAAAGACAGCTATGCAGAACTTGGCTACACGAAGCTTGAGATGTTCATCAAGTCTGCTACATTCATCCGTGCCGATGTATCGGAGAACATCAAGCTTATCTCTACTGACGCATCATATATCGCCAACCTTGCCCAACAGGATGAGGAACAGCGTATGCGAGACCTGGAAGCCAACTGGAACTGGAAAGCTGCCGGCGATGACATGATCAAGATGGATGACCTTGAGGAAATTTTCGACAACTCCAAGCAACTTGGAGACGGAATCAGGAGAGCCTCAGCCGACATCGCATTCACTGGAGGAGACAACTTCGTGATGTGGCTATGGATTGGATGGCACTGCGCAGACCTCGTGGTGTTGAGACTTGACTCAAAGACACTGGTATCTGTAGTACGGGCCAAACTGAGGGAATGGGGTGTCGAGGAGTGTAACTTCACCTACGATATGCAGGGAATAGGGCAATACTTCAAGGGGTTCTTCAAGGATGCTGTTCCATTCAACAACCAAGCAGCTCCTTACGCCGAGAGCAGGAAGGAAGAGGAAGGAGTCAAGTACCTCTATAAGGACCTGAAGTCACAATGCGCTTGGCTATTTTATAGGATGATAAAGGAGAAGATAATTTCCATCGAGCCATCGCTGCTTGAAAGAAAGTATTCAGGGGATGGCTTCGACAAGGTTCCTCTGAGGCAGATACTCCAGAAGGAGCGAAAGATGCTCCGCCGTGACGAGAACAACGAGAGTAGAGGCTTTAAGCTCATACCGAAGAAGGAGGCGAAGAAGTACGTCGGACACTCCCCTGACTTCTTCGAGTCGTGGTTCTACAGAATGATATTCACCCTAACAAAGAAGAAACATAAAAAGGTAAAAGGATTATGGATGTTATAAATGAAAAGAAACTGAGGGAGATTCTTGTCAAGAAGCCCTTCTTCGAGATGACACCGGATGGTTATATGGACCACGGAATGTCTGTTAGCGAAAAGGTGTCGGACTCAGACGATGTCAGTATGCCGGAGGATGACACATTGTACTTCAAGGTAAAGACCCAGAAGGATTTCCTCCGTGAGTTCTATCCAACTGCACACAGAATATTCGACCCGAAGGAGTATCCGGACATTTGGAAACAGAACCCGGACGACGGAAAGTGGTACAGGCAGAAAATCCAGCGAACCGCCTTCGCATTCCAGCAACTCATCCACGTCAAGCACGTCTTGCACCTCACCGGGAATGACGTTCAGTTCGAGTTGAGCGACGACGAGCACGGCGATGATTGCGAGGAATGCCAGAGACTGTTGAACAAGTTCAAGAAGGGATGGCTCATGCACCATCTGGAGATTCGATTCTTCGAGGCTGTATCCGCCTACATGAAGGTTGCGGACTGCGCCATTGTCGGATATTTCGACAAGAAAGGAAATTTTGGCACAAGGACTCTTTCCTTCGACAAGGGAGACATACTCTATCCCCACTTTGACTCGCTTACCGGAGAATTGGTTTGCTTCGCAAGGAAGTATTACGACTATGATGAGGACGGAAACGCAAGGACTGAGTGGGTTGAGGTATGGGATGACTCCAAGATGTATCGTTTCCGTCGTGGCATGAACGAGGGAGCCGTCAAGGAAACCATCAAGACTATCGCCAAGTTTTTCGGGGTGAGCGGATATACGTGTGTTGAGGAGAAGGAACATGGGTTCCAGTTTGTTCCAGTTGCGTATATGAGGAACGATGACGGACCATGCTGGTCGCAAGTCCAGAAGAATATCGAGGACTATGAGGAAGCTTACTCTTACCTTTGCGAGAACAACAAGGCGTACGCTTTCCCTATCCTTACGCTCATAGGTGACGGAGAGGTGGAGATTAGCGGAGACCCAAGCGGTGCGGCCAAAACGATAGCCATCAGTGGGGAGAGCAAGGATAATGACGCTAAGTTCCTCAATGGCACGGACGCTTCCGATGCCTTCGCCACACAGCTCAACAAGTCCTACGACCTCATCTACGAGCTATCGTTCACGGTGAAGCCGCCAGAGCTAAAGTCTGGAGACCTCCCGGGTGTCGCCATCAAGCTTCTCTATTCTCCTGCCGTCGAGATGGCGACCAATGACTCACAGAAGATAGAGCCGTTCCTGGAGGCGCTTGTGAGGATTTGTAAGTTCGGAATTGGAACAGAGGAGAACTGTATGGCCTCAATGACGGGTCTTGACATCAACTTCTGGATAGAGATCTATATCCACCAGAACAAGACGGAGACCATGACAAACCTATCCACTGCCGTACAGAACGGATTCCTCTCCAAACAGACTGCATCCGAGCGTTGCCCGGACTTCCCTAAGACAGGTGAGTGGGAGCGCATCGTCAAGGAGAAGAAGGAGGAGCAGGAACAAGACCTTCTCGTTGACATTGAGCGCGCCGACAACGAGACACAGAATGCAATCGAGGAGAAGGAAGCCGAGGCCAAGATTAATGGAGGCACCAGCGGCAACGTTCGCACAGGGAATGGCCGTAAGGCAGGTCGCCCGGACGAGGGCAAGAATACCGACAGATGGGGAAATCGACCGAACGAGAACAACTGGAAAAAGTTCAATCAGACACATTGATAATTTATGAGCGAGATAGAGAGAAGCGTCAACTACGCAAAGAAACGTTCCCAGGCACTCAGGAACTGCGAGAGCCACTTGCAGACAATCCTCTTCGATGTGGCGAAGAAGATTGTGAGCGCATCAAAAAAATATAGGGAAGGGGGGAGGCTCAGAAATGAGTCCTCCTTCCTATCTGACGCAAAGAACATTGCCTCAACAGCTTCTAATGACATAGAGTCTTACACTGGAGCCTACGCAAAGGCTTCGTGCAAGATTCTCGGCATTGACACGGACAACATCGAGAGTTTCCTTGTGGGCGACATATACGGAAAAACATTGAACGAGAGGAACACCACATACCTCTCAAACTTCGCCGAGGACATCGTGAGAATGGTCAAGGCTGGCACCATGATGGGATACAACGATCAACAGATTCTCTCCTCAATCCGAACTGGATACAAGGACCCATACAAGACATCGGTCATCACGAAAGCCCAGAAGAAAGACATCAATATCGCCACGCCATCATACGGCAAGGGCGTGTTCCAAAACGCATATCAAAACATCGTGAGAAACTCCAAGCAGGTCATCTCGATAGCGTGGGGGCAGGCGGAGCAAGAGTACGGGCAAGAGATCGGAGCTATCGGATTCAAGGTCTTCCGTGGCTCATCCTATCCTTGTGAGACTTGCCAGAACGAAGTCGATGCGGGCGTTCATTCTTTCAGAGATCCATACCCACCCTTTCATGTTGGGTGTGTCTGTTACACACAATTTGTATTCAAGGACAACAAAACAAAATAGCTATGATAAATTCTGAATTATATTTTACCTTGGAAGAAACACTTCCAAAGTTCTCGAAGGATTTCCAGAAGAAGATTCTTCATTCTGTCGATCTGCTGAGGAAGGCAGAGAAACTGGCACTCGCATACGACCAAGAGAATGGTTTTTATCTCAGCTTCAGTGGCGGCAAGGATTCGCAGTGCCTCTATCACATAGCGAAGATAGCAGGCGTGAGGTTCAAGACTCACATGGGACTCACTTCCGTTGACCCTCCAGGAGTAATTCGCTTTGTTCGTAAGCAATATCCTGATGTTGACATGATCAAGCCGCAAATCAGCATCTACAACCAGGCGGTCAATGAAGGTGCGCTGGCAACACGAATCACGCGATGGTGTTGCAGGACGTACAAAGAAGGAATTGGAGCAGGAAACGTAGTACTTATCGGTATCAGACGTGCGGAAAGTAGTAGGAGAGCCAAACGCAACGAAGTAGAGATTTCGAGACGCAAGTATAGCGGTGATCTCGAAGGATTGGATTCCTTCCGTGAGAGGAGAAACTCGCAGAAACGTGGCAGACCGACTAAGGGTGGGGTACACGAAATAAACATCACCAATGCTACAGATGAACATGTCATCGGCTGCATAAGGGGATACGAGTCGCTGCTTATCTCTCCAATCATCGAGTGGACGGACGAAGAGGTATGGACTTTCCTCAATACGCTCGGAATAGAGCATTGCAAGCTGTACGACGAAGGCTATCACAGAATCGGATGCCTCTGCTGCCCGATGTCTTCGTATAGACAAAAGATCGAGGAGACAAAGAAATATCCTCACGTTTACAAAAGTTGGAAAAATGCTATAAAAGAACTTCAAAAACGAGGTAAATATACACATCTCTCGCCAGAGGACACCTTCGATTGGTGGATAAGCGGGAAGCCAATGGAGGACTGGAAGGCTACAAGAAAGCAGCAAACGTTAAACTTTAAAGACTGAAATCATGGACGGAGAAATTACAGGATACAACCTTACGCCTGACGTTTACGGAAAGGCGAAGAAACTTGGCATGAAGGATGTCAGGTACTACATCTACGCGAGCCTCAGAGGCTCTGGCTTGTCTATTCGTAACAGTTGGATGATAGCGTTCCAAGGACACGGATGCAACTGGGCGAAAGACGTATTGGAGCGAGAAATGAACAAGCTGGAGTCACTGGAGTCTGTCCAGAAGAGGATCGCCGAGGTTGTCGGTGCCAGGGAAAAGAATAGTGGGGACGACCTAACCCCAGAGGAGCTGGCTAGAGCGACATCCAAGGAGGAGATTATGAAGAACCTTGTCATTGCCCAACGAAAGCAGAAACTTGGATCCCCAGAGTGGCAAAAGACCACTGCGATGATAGCCGACTATTCCAAGATCAAACAAGACGAGTTGCAGACCGAAGACACGACAGTCCACTTTTTCATTCCTGCCAACTATCCAAACTCATGTGCAGAGTGTTTGTTGTTCAAGAACGGAAAGGCTGATTTTCAGCTAAAGAAAGGTTAAAGTTTAGTAAAATCCATCTAAATTTGTCTTTATTCAAGTAAAAAATACTTAACTTTGCGACCAGATTTCGTTACAGCTCTCGCAGTCTGTTTCGTAATTCTAAAATTTGGTTCAACAAGGGGTGCCGTCTTCACAGATGACACCCCTTCACTTTTAACCAAAACTATGAAATTATGTAAGTAAAAAAAAGAGAATAGAAAATTACTCGTACTTTTTGCCTGTGGCAAGCTCAAGGCAAAGGGTAACAACATCCTCTATGCCCCGATCGTTGAAGCAAGGAAGATAGCATTGATTGGGAAGATCCTTAGACTCGATGGCGTCGGCTATCATATACAAGGCGGTCTGCATCGAGGTGTGATCCTGTATGATTGAGATAAGGGATTTATCGCATTCCATCACTCACCTCCTTCCTTGATGTGCTCGCCCATCTCCAAGATGGTAGCGGCGTGCTTGTCTCGGTCGGCCACCTCTTGCGTAGCCTCATCGCTTTCCTCGCGAAGCCGTTCCTCGGTCTTGCCTGCGTCTGCGGCGGCGTTCCTGCGCTCAGCCTCACGCTTGATGTACTCGTCACGAAGTTTCAGCTTCCCTGTCACGTACTCGTCGTCGCCAAGGAGAGTCGTGTCGGCGAACATAAGCTGCACCGTAGCCTCAACCCCGTTAGCCTCGTTTCCGACCAACTCAAGATGGTCGCCGACTTCCGCCGGGTTCAGTTCGTCGAAAGCTTGGAACATTGATGTTCCGATGGCGAACTCCACGGCCCACATGCCAGATATGTCGGATACCTTGATATAAGGCAATGAGCCTCTTTGCAGGTGCTTCGCTATGTCGGCCGGAATATCCTTCCTCAGCTCGGCGACCTCTTTCTTCGACAGACTCCTGCTTATCTTCAACAAGTAGAAGTGTCTTGTCTTTACTTTCTTTCCAAATGGCAAACTCATAATAACTATATTTTAAATTTTAATATTAATCCACTCAAAGTTCACGCAAGCCGCATTGTCAGACTTCGTGGTCCTGTACTCACCTGAGTGCTTGCACGTTCCGTTTAAGTAATAGATGCAGTCCTTGCACCTGAAATCAGCCTTTTTCATTTCTTAAAGAATTTATTCTTCCATACCGTGTTCAACTGATGCGTGAGCCATTCCATCTTGTCCAGCCAGAGCATTCTGGATAGCTTGTCGGATTCCTCCTTGCTAAGCTCGATTGTGAAGGAATGCTCCTCGTGGAGTTGCGGAACGGAGTCCAGCTTCATGTCGCCTGGGATCTCTAGCTCAATATCCTCTATGTCGGAGGAGATAGTCTCTCCGTCCGGCATGGCGATTGTCTTTGCCCACTGCTTATGAAAGAAGTCTCCCTTCGGGATGGATGATGAGTCGTATATCTTGATGTCATTCATAATCTATACACATTTCACTGATGCGCCGTTGACCGTCCTCGATACCGATAGCTCCCCGTCCCTGCACATGGAGCGCATGGTCTCCAGGGCCTCGTCCCTTATGACAGCCACGACACGGTTGATGTCAACGTTGACGGGGTGGAGGTGCCTGCCCGCACGCTCGCCAGTCAGCCTCCTGACAATTCCCCTGATGTACTCCCTGTCCATAAGCCTAGTCGTCGTCCTTGATGAATTCCTCGTCCTCCGGCTCGTCGCACTCGCCAGGAAGCTGCACCTGCTCGATGAGGACCGTCTCCTTCAGGTCTGGCTCCGTGACTCGGAAGAGCTTGTATTCCTTGCAGTTCTTGGTCGTCCTCCTGTCGAATCCGAGAACGTTCACCATGTCACGGCCGAACTTCTGGATGGATGGGATGGACTTCTCCTCCTGGTCGTTGTCACGGCAGAACTGGACGAACCTCTCATAGAGGAACGAGGCCTTGCACCACCATGACACCTCGCCCCTGGTCTGCGCCTCGTTGCCTATTCCGTAGGCACGTACCCACGCACGCACGGGCTGGCTCCCGATCATCGAGCGAAGCAGCTGCATGAGGCTTCCCTCCGCCGCGGGGAACTGGAACTTCCTCCTCCTAATCTCCAAGGACCCACGGAACACCCAGTTGAACACCCCGCTCAGCTCCTTCTCTATGATCTTGCCGGCGAGCTCCGGGTCCTGCCTCTCCTTCGGGATGGTGACGTCGAAGGACACGTACTGTAGCCTCCTGATGAACCCCAGCGAGGCGTCGTCCGAGAGTGGGAGGTCGTTGAGGGCGAAGATGAGGTAGGGGACCGACTCTGGCTCGGATATGTTCTTGCCTAGGCTCCTGATGGGGATGGGCTCCCCGGACACCATCCTCTTGAACATGCCCGTGTTCCTGCGGCCGAACTTCCTTGGGTCGGAGTCCGACGACCAGTTGAAGATGGCGTTCCGTATCGGGTACCTTCCCCTCATGCCCTCGTCGCCGTCGGCGGTCAGCTCGGAGTAGTCCATCTTGCTGACCTTGTCGTTCCCGAAGAGGGCGCACGCTATGTCGAAGAGCACGCTCTTCCCGTTCGCCCCTCCGCCGATGAGCAGCAGGCACATCTCCACCTTCGAGGAGGCACCGCCTCCGTAGAGGTTGTACGCCATGCCCCTCTCCACCAGGCCGAGCCCAAGGAACATCTGGAGTATCATCCTGGAGGTCCTGTCGGGCAGCACCTCGTGTATGAAGTTGTCGAACCTCTGGCACCTCGCCCTTGGGTCGAAGTCGTAAGGGTGGTAGTACGTGACGTGGTACTCGGGTGAGAACGGCAGCAGGACGGGATTCTTCCTTCCGCTCCCGAAATCGACCACGCCGTTCCTGAAGGCCACCACCGAGAAGCTTGGGCGAAGGACGTTGTAGCAGCTGATGGTTGCGAGGAACACGTCCTTCCTCACACTGGTGTTGTATATCATCGGCGCAATGTAGAGGTCGGTGAGCAGCAGCTGGTACGCCTGCTCCACGATGGACTGGTCAACAGCCTCGTATATCTTCCCGTTGTACAGGTAGAAGCACCCGTTGTAGTATTTCACGGGTGCGTGCATGGCGAGCTTCCTGATCTCCTTGGAGAAGTCGGCCTTCATCATGTTGTACTTCTGCGAGTTCGCCCTTCCCCAGTCGTCACGGAACCTGTCGAAGGAGTAACTGCCGTCCCTCGACAACGTGACCAACTGACTGTGCAAACTGTCTATGGCTATGCCTTTTTCCATGTTCCTTTCCTTTGTTTCGATTTTTCGTATGATATGTGTATGATATTCCCCTTTGTTTAAGGGGTTTTCGTACAATCTGCCCGATTTCGGCGCAATATCCCATAGAACGCCTATATATCAAGAAGACTTTGCAAAAATATACAAAATATCCGAAATAATATACGAAAACCCTTTATATAACTGTATTTTTATACAATTTTAATATACTACTTAATTTCGGATAAATATACGTTTCTAAGTAGCAAGGATGTCTGTACAGATAAAATCTAGGGTTATTGCTTACGAATATTATTGAATAAATATGCATAATATGAAAGGTATGGAAGAAAGTAATTAATATTTACAATAATGGTCTGTAAAATTGAGAAAGAAAAAAATCGGAAGAAAAAATTTTTACGAAAGGCGACTATGACCTCAAAATGTGTACCCAATAAGGGGGCACCCCCATGCATTGCGAAAAATACGTACAAAATAGCCTATATTATATACTATAATATATATTATAAGTGTATATTTTACCCTTAAAAATGTTTCACGCTTTGCCTATATTATATTAATTTTGTAGCCCTCATAAAGCCCTATAAATCAGCACTTTATAGAGCATAAAATATAATATTTATTCATTTCTAAATTGTTTCACGCATATTTATTCATTTGTTAATATCTGCATATTTATACGTAAAATATATTAACACGCATATTTATACAAAATGACCGATTATTTGACAAATCAAGAAGTTTGTAAAAAGTTATTTTTATTTACATTGTAATTGATATAGACAGAGGAGACAGAGGAGACAGAGGAGGAGGAAGAGGAAATGCATAGTTACCAATAGATACCAACACACAAAGGGAAACTAACATAATAAGCGGATGCCAAGTAACCAAAAGATACCACACCACATTTAAAGCCGATTTAAGCCCTTATAAAAAACCCAACGTATAAGTAATAACTAACTAATATTTAACACGTTATACGGCTATTATATAGCCTTATTTGTGATGCCCTTTGCCCTAAAGCATACGTGCACGAAAATAGGTATTTTTGAACTTGTATGAAATGTTAAACGTTAACACTTACGCCATATTATAGTTACATATATATAACTAAAAAGGGGTATTTTGGCTTTATGTTAAAAATGTAACTATTTGAATATCAAGCATTTACGATTAAAGATTTAACATAAATAATTTGCATATATCGTGAAATTGTCGTATCTTTGCAACGGATTTAAGGATAAGGCCGTTTGGTATATCAGGCAGCCGTGGTGCCCAAGCAGTGGCGGCACACTTTCACAAATAAGCGGTTCACTGCATTAACCTAGCGGTTGCCCACACACGGAAAGCATAAATCTTAGCCGTGCATTTGGTAGGCGGTGTTACCAAGTGGGCACAAGTGGTAAGCTAGAACCCAAAGTCCTAGCCGTTCACGTGGGAGAGGACGAAAACCCACGTGGTTAGGCTTTATCCTCAAAAAGCCGCCTTTTCCACGTTTTAGCAAGAAAACGTGGAAAAGGCCCACGATGGGCAAAAGGTACGCCCCTTTGGCGAAAAATACTAATTTGTTGTAATATGGATACAAAGAAGTATGTAGTGGAGATTTCCGCAAATGAAAACGTAGTCGATTCTTTGGCTACCTTGAACGCTTACAAAAGCGAGTTACTCAACACAAGCAAAGACGCTGATTTGGTGGAGGCTGCAAAGGCTTTGGAGGCTGCGAAGAACGCCTACAAAAAAGCCGCTAATTCGGTTGTGCTAGGGGATAGTCTCTATCTCAACCTACAAACTGAGTGCGTTCGCACGGCTGTAAGCGAGTTTTCGCACACGCATAAACTTGGCGCTTTCTTTGCTTGGTTTGATGAGAACAACAAGGACGAACAAACGGCTATCATCGACACACCCCAAAAACTTGGTAGCAAGTTGAAAGCGTTGCACGATTCCTTTGTGAGTGGCTCAAAGGTTGCACGCAAGAAAAAGGCAAGCATTGACGACCTGCGCGCACAAATGGCAGCCAAGCAAAAAGAGTTGGAAGCTATGCAAGCACAAATGAAAGAGTTAGGCGGGGAATAACTCCCACCTAACAACCCTACAAGTTTCGCCCTGAGGGAGTCCTCGAAAGGACACCCTCAGGGAGATTTTAGCCAGGATTTATAAATTTTGGTCGGGTCGTCGTACCCTGTTTTTTACGCTCGGATAATTTTTCGAGCGCGGGCTGTCGTGCCCAAATTTTCCCACACGTTTTCTGTAAACCTTGCCGTGGTGTGTGGGCTTGAGCTAGCGGGAGAGCTAGGGACAAATTACAGAGAGTGAACGTCTTGGCAAAATATAAGTTCGAGAGAATAAGGAGTGGCACAGACCCCATCGAGAGACGTGAGAACAAGGAGCCGCCGTGGTGCTGAAAGCGAGAGGCACGCGGTGAGAGTTAGAAGTCGTAGCCTTGGAGAGCCATGCAGAAAAGCATGGGGAACGATAGGAGAGAAGAACTCTCCCACTGATAGCGCAGAGAGACAGAAATGTAACTTTGGAAGCATTCAGTGATAGACAAAGAAAATCATAATTCATATTCTAGCGAGTGGGCATCGTGGGACGTGTTCCCGAATTGTCCGAGCTAGTTGTGGGAGGGCTCCAGTGGTTGGAAATCTCCCACCGTGGGTAAAGTAGCTATATCCCACGTGAGGTATATCCGACAAGAGAGAGCTACCCGAAATGTGTTGTCAGTTGGCACAGGTAACGTAATAGTTTGCGGCGAGAGAAACTGACGGGATGCAGCTCCCAAATAACTGTAGGGTGTGAGCCACGTGGTTAAGACGATAAAGATAAAACGTGGTGCAAAGATGCACATCCTGGCTAAATGGGGCTGAGGGATTATTCTCTCAGCTCTACAATTTACAAACCATTTAAACAAGTTAGAATTATGAGCAAGACATTTTCAATTCAGCGCATTCAGCGCACAATCGGTAGCCGTCCAATAGTATTTGGCGGAGAGTTGGTAGCGACATTCTTTGGCTTCTTCTTCCTGAGCGAGCACAAGGAAATCTCACTGAGCGACACGACATCTGAGCAGATTCAGTCAGTTTGCACAGGTTACGACAAGATGGACGACGAGACTATAAATCTCCTCTTGGAAAAGCTCAACGCCTAAAATTCTCCCTCCGTGTGAGGGAGTACGAATATTAACCAATTAACAATTAGAATTATGAGCACAAAGAGTTACTTTTGCGAGAGCCTGGCGGCTGTTGAGAGAATCATAGCCGACAAGCAGGAGATTTACTCACACGTTGAGATGATGGGTTGGAGCGGCAATCGCCTCACCCTGGCAGTTATGGCCTAAATTATATAGTCAGTACGATAATGGTCGTATTGGCTATATTTCTACACAAACCATAAAAATCAGAATTATGAGACAGAGACAGATTATCTATGCAAGTACGATAATTGTGCTTGGATTTTTTCAGATGGCTCCATGCGTCATGGTGTTGAGCAGTACGATAATTGCCATTGCGCTTGGGATTCTTTACTCCCTTGCGCTTGGCTGGTTCTGGAGCAGTACGATAATTGGCAGGTGGTATTTCAGAGAGCTGTGGCGTTCCACGCTCCGCCTGGAGAATTTCATCCTCCCCATGAACTGAGTAATGTGGGAAGTACGATAATTGTGCTTGGAGAATTTCAGCCGAAATCACTGCCCGGGAAACTGGGCAGTACGATAATTATTACGAACCATTTAAATTACAAGGATTATGAAAAAGGCTATTTTGACAGCCGCCATCGTGGTGGCTACGCTCGCATCTTGCGAGAAGGAAGCGAACGTATCAAATTCCCTCGGCTACTCCGAGGGAGAGAAGTCGGAGCTTCGCGTGTTCATCGAGTATTGCCGAGGCAACGAGGGCTTGCAGCAGCCAGCCTACTACGAGAACATCTGGGAGTGCTCCGACGCGGAGCTGTGGAGAATGGCCCGGTACTATGGCGAGCAGGATGGGTTCGCCGACGTTACGGACTACCCACACCAGTGCCAGGTTGACGCGATCCTCCACAGAGGAAAGCAACGCTGAAATCGTCCCACGCCCATTGGGTGTGGGATTTCTAGTACTAACCAATTTAAAAGATTACGATTATGAAAGAGATTACAAAGCAACAAGTCATCGAGCTGATGGACAAGATCAACAGAGACGGGATAGACAACACCCACTATGACATCGTTCACGTACAGGAGGAGTGCGAGCAGAAGGAGGCCTTCGCCGGGTGCAATGACATTCTCCTCGTGGAGCCTGGCACGTACTGCGTGGTATATTCCGGCGGCTCGGACTTCTGGGATATTCCGTTCACGAAAGAATGGGTGAACTCGGAGCTGAGCGAGGAGAACATCGACATCTTCTACACGGAGAGCGGACTCGCCGTCATCATCTGCCTCGACAAGGGCTGAGCCAAAAATCCCACACCTTCCGTGTGGGTGCCATGAAACCAAAATTTTAGGATTATGACAGAGAATTATTTGTTGCTCATGGAGTTCAGGCAGATGTGCTACGGAATAATGGAGAGAATAACCAGGGAGTGCGACAACCTATCTTGCTCCATTCGAGCCACGAGCCGTGGCTCTTTCACGTGTGTCTTGCACGCACGTGGGGGTATTGGAAACGAGATTGTGGACTCGGAGGCACAGAGGTTCCACGCCTCTGACACACGTCACGAGATGATAGGTAAGTATGACCTGCTGAACCAGTTCGTCTGGCTGAACGGAGACAAGGGAGCGTAAGGCCAAATCACGTGCGTGGGCGTTTTCCCACGCATACTATGTTTAACCAAAAAAAATCAAGGATATGACAGAGAAAGAAATCAAGGGACTCGGCTTCATCTATAAGAACGTGCTCCCGAAGTTACACGAGATCCAGAGGAGCCTGGCGTTAAACAGGCATTTCACCACTGAGGTTGACGCTGGATGCTACAAGTTTGGAGTTAGCATGACAATATACGTCAAGAATGACGTGTTGGATCCCTCGCAAGAAATCCTGAAGGTGGAAACTTTCAGCTTCCCCACATACAGATACAAAGGGGAGAAAAGCTACGACAAGACGCTGCGAGGCATCGACTACTTCATCTCGAACTGGATGAACAAGCTAGCCTGAAACCGGGCGGTGCTTTGTCACCGCCTCCTACAAACCAAAATACACAGAATTATGAAACAGACATACTATGTAATCGAGCCTTTTGAGATATACTCCCAGGAGCAGCTTACGCGAGAAGTGCAGAGACTGCTTGCGTTGCGTGGTAGTCACGTTATCGCCATGGTGTTCCATTGCTCTAGCAGTAAGGAATGCAGCGACAGATACTTCAAGCAGACAGGAATGAAAACAGCCTGAAAATGTGAGGGATTCTTCCCTCACTCCAATATTAACCAATAAAACTTTAGAATTATGACACAAGGAGACGTTATGTTCCTCCATCGCCTGATGACGGCGCACAAGGAGGTCATCAGGGAGGACTGCGCACGCAGGAAGCTTGACAAGAAGGACTATTTCAGGAGAATAGGCCGTGCCGAGAGAAAGGTGCAGCAGATCCTGAACAGAGAACGCTGAACGAGGTGGGAGAATTTTCTCCCACTGCCTATTGTTTAACCATTTAATTACAGAATTATGAACGCAAGAGAATTACAGAAGCAGTTCCCGTATCTCACGATGGCCAAGCTAAAGTCCGGCCACGGAGGCTACAAGACCGAGCGAGGGTGGATGAAACACCTTGAAAAGCTCAACGCCGAGAGCGAGGCTAGATGCACCGCCCCTTTCGTTGACCATCTTGTTGTGACGCTCACATGGAGAGAGTCAAAGACTTGGGGGTTGTGCCCAAGAGCTGACGCAAGATGGCACGACGAGAAGGGCTATCACTCACAGGAGAACGTTGCCTACGCAGGCGGATGCGGCTACGACAAGCAAAGCTCATGTCTCTCCTCCGCGCTGAACATCATCTTGACAAGAAACCTCTATGAGGCTAGGCGCAAGATGAGCAAGAAGCGCAAGGAGGAGGGGAAAATCCCGTATGGCCTCGAAATGTCCGACTACGATGTCATCCCATATTTCATGGGAGGATGCGGAGTGTCGAGCACGATGCGGTGTGTCTCCTATATCGGCGGAAAAATCAAGCACGACGTGGGCACGAAGGTGATGGACAGATTTGTCATCTACTTCAAGCGTCCGAAGAAGAAAGCCTAAAAATCTCCCCAATCATTTGGGGAGTACGATAATTACCAAAACTTTAGAATTATGATAACAGATTATTACACAGCCGTACACTGGCTAGGAAGCGCATTCATCCTCTGCAACAATATCTGGGAGGTTGACTATTCTGTTTCCGAGAATATCGAGTACCCTGAGTCATGGGAAGACGAGGACAGAGAACGATGCGAGATTTTCCAATGGTTCCTCACCAACATGAGCGAGGAAGACAAGGATTACATGCAGGAACATTTCCCGGACCTCATCTTCTCATACTCAGACAAGCTGGACTTGTGGGTCCTGTGCGTTGACCACTTCGGAACGATGTGGAAGGGCGTATCAACGGAGACAACCCTGGAGAACGCTGCCAAGGAGAGCCAATTGCGTGAGGGCTAAGCCAAACCAATCCCCGCCTTGCGGTGGGGATTTCTATTAACCAATTATCAAAGAATTATGAAGAGAATAGAGATTACAAGAGCCGGTATGGGCGAGAAGTGCCCTAATCCGAAGTTTCAAAAATTGCTGGCAGTCGGAATGGTTACGGCTTGCCAAAGATGCCCATATCATATCGGATTTGATGGGGACATAATTGTTTGTAACTATAAAAAGTAACTATTATGGCAAAGAAAGTTTATGCACTCTACCGAACGGACGAGTGGCACAGCAAAGACAGCAGGGACTTGCTCGTTGTAGCAGGCAGTATAAGAAGATGCTGCAAAATCGCCAAGGACGACGGAGCGACGAAAGAGCAGGTTGAGGAGTTGCGTGGGTGCCACCATCAATCCCAGTGCAATAACACGGGATTTGAGTACGACATTGACGTTTACACTCTCAACGAGAGTTTAATCAGCTAAATCCTCCCTCTTCGGAGGGAACAGTTATCAACCAAAACAATTAGATTATGAAATTACGAAAGAACATTGTGAGCGTCACTACCGACCGAGATGGAAATGTGACTGGCGAGACAGCGGACTACATCGGCGTGGAGGCATTTGCCAAGGAGATTTACAATCTCTACAAGGAATGCCTCGACAAATACGATGACAATGAGGAGTTCGAGCAGTACATCAACAACTTGTACGGAGAACAAGAGTTCCTCGAAAACAGAGCATACGAGTTCGCAATCGAGACGAACGAGGAAATGAAGAAGTATCTTCACCAGGAGGACCATCGCATCGAGGGCAATTTCAGCGACATCGACTACGACTATCCTAAGTACAGGACTGGTACGATGTGGGCGAGCGAGTACGACGGCGACCTGAAGGAGTTCTTCGACCTGGTCCCAGACATGATCAATCGTCTGGACGCGGCGGAGGACAGCGAGAGAGCAAATGATGACAGAGAGTTCCTGTCATCCTGGTTTTTCGAGGCATTCGGAACGTTCGCCATCGAGTACAATTTCTCCAACGACCTACAGGAACTTCATTACGACTTGGAGGAAGAGGAGGTTGACGAATACGTGGAAGGCTAAACACTATCATTTTCCCATCCTTGGGAAAATGATACAATTATTAACCATTTAAACAGATTAGATTATGGAGAATGACTATTTAGAGCGCAAGGAGATTGGCGATTACAGAATCACCATCGAAAGAGACGATTACGCAGAGTGTCCTACAAAGGACTGGGATATGCTCGGTCACTTTATCTGGGAGTTCAATGACTGCCCAAGAGAAATGAGGCTTTCGTCTGATTCAGATACAGAAGACTTGTCCTGCGACCCCCGCTCATTGGAGGATGCGCTAAAGGACTTGGTCTGCAAGTACGTATCTCAGAAGAACATCATCAAGTACATCAACAGCAGTGAGTGCGACGACTTGTTCTTTGAGTATAGCAAGAGCGACAAGATCTGGTCTCTCTACTCATACGACAGAAGAACAGACAAGAGGTCAGAGTGGCCTTTGCTTGAGTTACATCCGGACGAGTATCATAGTTTCGACTTTAGGGAGGAAATCTGCGACAACCTCGGCGAGGATGACTTCAAGCACTTGCTTTATCACTACCAGAAGGAGATTGCCTTCACTGAGTTCTCTACCCGTGGCTATTGCCAGGGAGACTACGCAGATGGGATAGCCTACTGCGACATCGAGCGATTCAAGTACCTGTGTGACACGGACACGAAGAAATGGCGTGAGCGTGCGGTGGATGCGATGAATGGTGAGTCAAAGATTCTCGGAAAGTGGATGTGGGGCGATGTCATCTCCTTCACATTGGAGAAGAAGGTGAGATTCACCAAGCACTACGAGAACGAGGAGAAGACAGATGTCGATACGTTCGAGTGGGAGGTTGTGGACTCTTGCTACGGATTCTACGATGACGCAGACGAGCTGATGCAGATGGTAATCGACGAGAACGACCTTGAACCAAAGGACGCAGCCTAAACCCGGTAGCTTCGGCTACCACTACAAACCAAAACATAAGAATTATGAAAGAAGACAAAATCCTCAGTATGTTCTTCGAGCCCGAGCGTTGGAAATACGCCATCGCAAAGGGCATAGACAAGAAGGACATGAGAAAAGACCAGATGTATCAGCTCACGAAGCCAGAGGTCAGAGTGGAGATTTACAGACGTATCCGTGACGGCAAGTACAAGATAGCTCCGCCGCACACTGCCAAGATTCCGAAGGACAACGGAGACTTCCGTACAGTCTATGTGAACGAGCCAGTGGACAGGGTAGTCCTGTCGATTGCCAACGACCTCCTCTTCGAGCTGATGCCAGAGATGACACACCCACGATGCACGTCCTACCAAAAGGGCTTGGGCTGTGGGCGTGTTGTGCAGGAGGTCTCACGAGAGATATGCTCCACCGAGGGAGAAATCCAAGGGTGGAAGTCAGACTTGTCGAAGTACTTTGACAGCGTGCCGATAGAGTACGTTGACTGGGCGTTCGACAAGGTGGAGGAGAAGCACGGCAAGTCCGCATTGATAGACGTTATCCGTGACTACTACCACACAGACCTCTACTTCGACGAGGACAATGAACTCGGTGAGAAATATCAGTCGCTCAAGCAAGGATGCAGTGTCGCAGCTTGGCTTGCGGACGTAATCCTATACCACATAGACGAGAAGCTCGCCAGTCTGGACGGCTACTATGTACGCTATTCGGACGACATGCTCTTCGTTGGCAAGGACTATCCGATAGCCATGGAGATACTGGAGACGGAGCTGATGAAGATGCAGATGAAACTCAACCCAAAGAAAGTTGAGTATCTCGACGCACAGCATTGGTTCAAGTTCCTCGGCTTCTCCATCAAGGGTCATAGCATCTCCCTCTCATCCACGAGAATCAAGACTTTCCAAAAGGAAATAGAGTCTCGCACGATCAAGAGAAGAGATAACACCATGACCAAGGCTGTGAACTCAGTGAACCGCTACCTCTACAAGGGATGCGGTCAGTTCTCCTGGGCGACGCAAGTACTGCCAATCGTAAACGTGAAAAAGGACATCGGCACACTCAACACGTTCGTTATGGACTGCATACGTGCGGTCAAGACGAACAAGAGAAAAGTCGGTGGACTTGGGTACGTGAAGACACAGACGGAAGGCTGTATAGCCAGAGGTCGTGGCAGGAACGTGAGGGCGAACCGTGAGAAGACGGAGAGCGAAATCAAGGGCTACCTCACCATAGGCTGTATGCAGAATGCGATGAAGACTCGCAAGGCTGCGTACAACACGTTGGTGATGAGTCTTTAAGGCTGATTCTACTGCGAGGAAGTGTCTGATATGGCGGCGAATTTATCCATCTCCGTAAAGATATGACTCTTACATCTCAAGACTTGAGATGCATGAGTCATCCTTCACGGGATGCTAATCAGTGACATATAGATACGCAGAGCAACGCTTTGGCAGACACACTCCGTTAAGACCCAGAACAGGGACATGGGAGAAGGGCGAGGGATTCAACATCCTGCCTCTTAAAGAGAAGGGACCAGTCCAAGTCTCAGGACGAATCATCCTGAACTTGAGACTGGGACCTTCACACAAGGCAGGCAATATCAGTTAGATACAGATATGTTCCGCCACGCTTGACTCCCATAGGAGGCGCACACCTCCACGTCCGCAGAGATGGCTGAGATTCATGCTACAGGTATTATCCAGGATGCTGAAGATACACATGTACCGTCAGCATCTTGGATGATTCCTGTACCAAATCGGAAACTTACACTAATGTGCCGAGTCATCGGTGCGGACACTACCCAAGCACGAGGGTTGTCTTCCAAGTGGAAAGCATTTTAATTCCTACTGTGTACATACCCACCGGCGTTCCTCCGGCATATAGCCCGATTCACGCCGGTGTTATCCACAGCGAATATCAACCTGTTAGAGGTTCGTGCCATTCTCCAAGAGGAAGACTAAGCTTATTGCAAAGCCGAAAATGTACGGGCAAGAGAGGAAATGTTCGTTATCCAGATGATAGAACGCGGGGACCGACCGCTAATTGCCGTGGTCCCCGCGTTACCTCTGGATACAATCAGAGAGTTATACTAATGCAACAGTCCTCTTGAGCCGTACACCTACATACCAAAGTGAATTATCGCTTCCGTGTCAAGGGCGAGGAGTTTAGAGATACGCCGATTTATCAGATACGACGTCGGCCATACCAAACCCGACGTCGTATCCTACTCGGCGTACATATCAAACGACTACAGCCAATAATCGCATCGCATGAGACACGGATAGGCTATTGCGAGCCGAAAGGTGCGCAAGGAGGGCAAATTTAATACAGACAGTTCTAATCAACAGAGTCTAACCTGGATTAAATCCAGGTGAGACTCAGTGTCAAATACTGTCTTAATCAGTCTGTTACAGACACGCAACAGCCCTTTGAGCGCACGCTATTAACCAAACTATTAGATTATGAAAAGAATTGAAGATTGCAGAGATTTAGTTCTCAATGGAGCAAAGTTCCGTATCAACCTACAGACAAGAAGCCTTAGCGTTGACGGGAAGTACCTCATCAAGAATGGTGAGCATGACGTTCCCCTGGACTGTTTTCACAAGGAAGACTGGGACATTGACAATATTATGCTTAGAATTTCACAGCTGTATAATCATTACAAGCACTCCGTTCCGTCGGAGCGTTCTGAGTCTCACCGTCACAGTTACTTCAAGGCTTTGCCCGAGAAGGAATTGACTGACGAGGACATGATGTACGGTGAGCAAAGAGAGTTTGCTCGCTTTGAACTTGAGTTCTTTGTCTTGATGATGATTATGTGCGGAGCATTGACCTGGCAAGAGGAGTGGGGCAGCTGGTTCTGGCAGTCGCCGACTGACAAGGACCTCATCATCCTCAGGGACTGGATTGAGCCAAACAAGGGTGGGAAGTAAAATTCCCATCCACCAAGAGTTAATTAATTATTTTACAAACCAAAATTAAATTTTAGAATTATGAAACAATCAGTAACAATCACTGGTGAGAACTTGAACGTAGTAATGAACGGAGTAGTCGCAGAGAACACAGCCTCCACACAAGCTCGCATGATGAGCAAGGCGGAGATGCGCATCGCAGCACTCAAGGCAAAGGGTATCGACACATCCTGCTACTTTCCTCTCGGCTCAGACAGCGTTGTCAAGATTGAGGATGGCGTAGCCGTCCCTGTCGCAATGCAGGACGAGGTTGAGAAGAAGCTGGCAGCAGGCGGTTACATCAACCACTACACCCTCTTCCGTCGTTGGGTGATGTCGCAGATGTTCCACATGCTCAGAAAACAGGAACAGGATGGCTGCAACTTCGCGGAACTGATTCAGGACCACGGCTATGAGTACTCATGGAGAGTCGTAGAGCGTGAACTGAACGCACAGGCCAAGATGTTGAAGCACGGCGACAACGAGAACTATAATGCTCGTAACCGTTGGTTCAACAACGAGACCGTGGCGGAGATGGCAAACCAGTACATCGGGGTACTCAAGCAGTACATTGATGACAACCTCACATATCGCATGAGCCGTGACGGAAAGATGCGTCTGTGGAAGCACACCTGCAACGGAATCCCTTACGTTCGATTCTGCGGAAAGAACATCTTCGTGAAGGACTTGAACAGGAAGGTTTTCTTGCCTCTTGAGAATGTAGTTAGAAAGATTAAGCGCTCATCTGACTCAAGAGACCTCTACGAGGCGGTGGTGAAGTTCAATAGCCTTCGCAAGAAGATGAAGGGCTCAACCAAGATGAGCCAATGGTTCATCAACTCCTACAAGGGCTCTGGTGCCTACTTCACATGCAAGAACCTCATCATGTTCCATGGTGCGACATTCCGAAATAACGGCATGTATATGGGACAGAAGAAGTCATTGAAGTACTTGGAGGACAAGGCCAATGAGTACAGCAAGAGCAATGAGGCTTGGAGAATGATGGGTGTCTTGAAGCAGCTCATCAGCGACTCAGGCATCTCTATCAGTAAGAAGATTGACGAGTGGAAGAAGTAGTCCTTCATCCGTAGAGACAACACCTTGCCGGTGCAGGCGTGGTGGCTCGGCGAAGATTCAATAGAAGCTCCTAAAGCCCTGATCACCGAATCCCTTTCGAGATTAGCTGATCTGGGCACATAGCTTCTCAAATCAAGCTATTACAGGAAGGCACGCAGCCGAGAGCCACGTCAAAAAAGCCAAAATCCCATCCTTTCCGGGTGGGATGCTATCATTAACCAATAAGACAAGAATTATGGAAAGAGTTAAGTTAATTCCTAGTTACTACGAGTGGCACTTGATGAAGGATGGAGACATTTTGCTCAACATCACGGACTCAGACATCGAGGACTGCGTTGATTACAGCGACTTCGAGGCAAAAATTGATGATATTTTCGAAGCGGCAAATGTTGCACACGAAAATAACGAGCTATTCAACGGAATCAGTATGAGCAAAATAGAGCTAAAAGACTGTTGGAAACCAATAATCGTCAATGCCCTTGCGATGTACTATGGCTGCGACTATGGCGTTCAGAGCGTAAGCAAGTTCAGAAAAGCGGTGCTTGACGCAGGATTCTGCCTTGAGAGCCTTGATGAAGCGGACTGGTGCGACCTATACAGAATAGCTTCAAAGTGTATCATGCCAGTGTAGCCAAACACCCTCTTTGGAGGGTACTTCAAACCAAACAAGATTAAGTATGGAAAAAGTTATTAATGTCGGAAATAAAGAATTGCGCGTTAGAACGATTTCGGAATCTTGGGTTCAGCCTACAGATTCTGAACGAGGGTCGTTTGCGGCGCATTGCGAGATAACCATTTATGATGGAAATTATCCCGTTCGTCAATCAAGTAAAGTAAATAGAATGTACTTTGATAAAAACTACAACGTATATAGTACGAATACATCCAAGCGCATCTTATTTAATTTGAAGTCCTGAAATCCCCTCTTCGGAGGGTGCTATAAACCAAAACTAAAAGATTATGAAACAGATTGAAGTAAACATCAACGAGTTAATGGCCGCTCCTATAGACGACAAGAATGTAATGAGCGACTGGGTGGTTGAGAACTTGTTCGATGAGGGCAACTACGTATGGGGCAAGAACGAGGCTGCGGGATTCATAGGAGGGTTCCCATCTTTCGCATCATACGCCGGTCATGTCCTAGGAATAAGGATGATAGAACGAGGAACACTGTCAGAAGAAGAGTGGTCGCTTGACGAGATTTCTGCGTGGCATAGTACTATCGTAGAGCATCTGACTGGGAATGACTACAAAAACTACGAGAAACTTACTGTGACAGGAAACAGCATCGACTTCCTCAGCGATGAAACGGGGATAGTGATGAGATTCGGCTTCTCAAGAGCGGGAGGCATGACCGTGTATTTCTGTTACAACCAGAAGGAGTAAAGCCAAAAAATCCCGATTCAGAGATGTTTCGGGAGCCAAAGTATCGTAATGTAATTGTTTAAATTGGTTTCGACCGGGTGTGCAGTGATGCGTGCCTGGTCTTGACCGCTATTGTCTAACCATTTTAAAATCAAGTAGAATATGGCAACAAAAGTGATTTTCGCAGATGCGATCCTAAAGGAGAAAGGCGTACAAAAGAAGAAGTTCGACACCAACGCATTCAGCGAGGTGGTACAGAAGTTCTTCTTGGAACACGATGTCAAGGAGACTATCCTGCTGACACCGAAGCGTTTCGTTGAGATGGAGAATCCTCCGGAGGGAGACTTCATCGAGATGCTCGACGTGAAGGAGTGGGAGAGAAGGGTGGACGACCCGGACGACCCATTCGACTATATCAACTACACCCTCATGCAAAGACAGGGTCTAATACGTCCGATGCTAGTTGTGAACGAGGTGTTCATAGGAAACGCCGCAGGCTATCTGAGGGACATCTGTGGATTTGTCGTCAAGAGCAGGACACGAAAGAAGAAAAAGGAATACATCGTGTCCCTGCCGGTCTAGAGCCAAACAAGCCTCGCCCGAAAGGGTGAGGTGCCAATTGCCAACCAATTAAATGTTAGATTATGGGATTAGACGAATTATCAAGAGACCAAATCGTCCAGCTGAAGCAAAGTATGCTGGAGGAAGTTCTTGGCGAGGAGCCATCGTGGTACGACCTCGCCATGGCGGACGACATTGTATCGGACGAAAAACTGGAGGAAGAATACGGCGGAACTCATTTTACGGAGGGCGATTTCTTCTAGTCTGGCAAGATACAAACGTTAAATTTAGAGTTAAAATGCCGCAATTATTCCATATTATAAGTATAATATAGTATCTTTGCGGCACAAACAAACCAATTTTTTAGAATTATGACAGAAGAAATCAAATTGAGAACAAGGGACTGGGAGAGACTTCTCACTGCCGAGCAGATAGAGAGGTACAAGACAGCCATCGGCAAGGGCTACTTCTCCTCGTACCATGGCATCGAGTGGAGGCACAACACCTTCTTCGGCGCATTCATCTGGAAGCACCCTGGAAGGGTGAAGGTCATCGACAGATTCAAGGACTTGCTTGGGCACAGCCCACGTTGGTCTGACATCACGGACGACAATCTCAGGGACTTGCTGGAGGACTTGGCGCAGAACTACGCCCCGAACTCCGTGAAGACGATAACGGCCGAGATAAAGGCTGTTCTTCGTGAGAACGGGGATTCGCACGAGGTTCCGAGCGTAGGCTTCGGCAAGATACTCAAGGCTAAGTCCGTACCCGTGAAGGCAGTCTATCTCACCGACTCGGAAATCAAGAAGGTGATAGCCTGGCCAGCGAGAAGGGGTGGTGAGAGGTACGTGCAGAGACTCTTCGTCATCGAGTGCCTGACTGGCGCAAGATTCGGCGACTGCAAGAGAATGTCAACCGAGAACATCATCATTGATGACACTCCAAGAAGCGGGAAGTTTCTCTCCTATGTGTCAGAAAAGAGCAACATCCTCGTAAAGGTGCCGATATGCAAGGAGCTTAGGCCATTCCTGGCATTAAGGGCAGAGGATGGTCAAGGACCGGCTGACTTGGCGAGCATCAACAAGACCATCAGAAAGATGTGCCGTGAGTGCGGCATAGATTCACAGGTCAAGGTTTTCGAGGGTGGAAAGGAGAAGAGCGGACCGAAGTGGAAGTTCGTCTCCACGCACACCGGAAGACGCTCGTTCGCCACGAACCTATCGAAGAAGGGAATACCTGTCGAGCAGATTTCCCTATTGATGGGGCACATGAGCGGCAACGTTCCGAACACGGACATGACCCAGCGTTACATCGTCGGGAAGATGGAGCTTGACAAGAACGTCATGCGAGTCTTCGGGCTTTATGATGGAAATGAGGAGGAAGCGGAAGATTGATTGTTAAACCAAAATATTAGAATTATGTTGGAAGGATTCACGGAAGAAGAACTGGCTGGGCATGCGAAGAAGTGCCTGGAGGAATACTCGAAGAAAGAGAGCGAAATTATAAAGAGCGTTCTCACTGGGAACATTAGCACATACAAGCACCTGATTAGCGAGCTTGAAAAGCTGAATATGCAGTACGAGTCTGAGATGGACGACTACACGAACAATCTCCCTCCAGACATCATAGAGTGCGTGATAGAGTCTTTCAAGGAAGACGAGGAGAACGACAAACATCTTGTATTAGCAGCAAAAGATTGGTTCGATTATATGGATGCGGCAGAGAAGGTCACAAACAAGCTCGTTTACACAAACGACAAGGGTCAGATTTCAGACGAGTATGGTAATCCGCTCAACACAGACGGAGAACACAGAGCGTTCGAGGTTATCAAAGGCGGTAAATCAGAAGATTAAGCCTAAAAGAGAGGGAGAATTTCTCCCTCTTCCATTTATTAACTAAATCTTGAATGAATATGGAAGAAAAGAAAGATTTCGAGTATTACATGAGTCTCAAGAAGAGCATACTCGCAAGCAAGTGTATGAGAGTCCAGAAACAGATAGACAGACTTTCACCAATCTGTGACGTGAGCGACGTTCTCAGGATCATGGGCGAAAACGCATCACTCAACCGGCAGATGTCCCACATAGATGAAGCGAAGGATCTTGTGAGGGCGAAGTTGGACGAGCTAGGCGTGAAGTATCACGAGGTTGATAGCATGAAGAACTATGTAAAGCTCCTCCTGGACGCTATCAAGTAGCCCCATTTAGCCAAACCGAGGGAGTTCGCTCCCTTCCATTAATAACCAAGCCCTAGCGCAACACGGATAAGCGCAATGAAAATGAAACAATTCAGAGTGTTTTATTGCAACAATGTTGAAAGCACCCAAGTTGCAGATTTTGATACATTGGAGCAAGCAAAGCAATATTGTGCCGAAGAGTGCAAGGGGTACGAGCCAGTTCGTGATGGAGATACAGAGTACGAGCATCACGCATCATCTAAGTTCTATGAGGTGTACGATGGAGACCCACGCATCTTTGATGAGGATGGAGACCTCGAAGACTTCAAAAACCCTATATATAGAACAGATTGTTTTTATGTTAACTAACCCTTTAAACTTACGGATATGAACATACAAGATATACAGAACATAGAGCAAAACGTAAGCAAGGCATACGGGATGCTAAACAAACTTGGTAGCAATGGTTTGGAACTGCTTGACTTGGCTTTCCCAAACCATGATGGAGTTCAGGACGAAAAGGCAGCAGGAGAGCTAATGTATCTAAGACAAAGCGTGAACAGCCTGAAGAATGCTTGCGAGTTGGCGATAAATGAATTAAACGATGCCATACAAGACTCATTAGAATACGAGATTATCAAGACTGGGTACCGCTACATTGACAACGAGGACGGTACTTATGATGTCTGCTACGACCATGCGCAGGACTCCTATTTCTCAGAGATTAACAAGCATCATGCTGCAAGAGTGAGAGATGATGAGAATACATATTACATCATAGGCGAGGGTGATTCTTGCGAGGGAGTGTATCCAAAGAAGGACTGGACGTTCGCCGACTCACTCAAGAATCAGTGTATCGAAGGTCAGTAATTGCAATCAATAGATACCCATGTGGAAAATTACAAGAACAATCACGGCCACAAAACAAAAAAGCCTCCCTTACCACATTCGGTAGGGAGGCTTCTTCTTATCGGTTGTCGCCGCTTCCGTGCAACTTTCCTCTGACCTGGCGAGAATGGAGCTTCTCGTAGTTCATTTGTGCAATGTCAGACAGCGTATAACCAATGTCATGAGACAGCGTTGCGCAATACCATAGTACATCACCAATCTCTTTGGCAATTTCCAACTTCTTTTCATCTGTAAAAACAGAATCGTTATCACGCAACACTTTCTTAACCTTATCGGAAACTTCGCCTGCCTCGCCCGTGAGACCCAATGTCGGGTAGATGATGGGCTGAGGATAGATGGCCGTCTCCATCGCCATCTTTTGATACTCATCTAATGTTAACTCTTTTTCTTCCATATTCTTAAATCTAGTATTTACCCCTCATCTTTCTTCATCACCAATTCCAAATATTGTCATATCGCTCATCTGGTGGCGTATCTATCTTGGGCTTGGCTGGCAAGCCAACAATCTTATGATCACATCTTCCAGTAGAGCTGTAATCTATAGCTTCAAAATTGCACGTATTCTTATACTTGCAATCATAGCATTGATGTTCATCGTATCCCATAATCAAATATCTTTTTTATAATGTGAAGCACAAAGGATGAACACCATATCAGCGAACTCATCCTTGGATATGTTATGATAGTTTGAGCGAAGATAGTACGAATAGTCGTGGTCATGCAAGTCCCATAGCTTCTCGTATTTCTCCAGATGCTCCTTATCCTTGTGTCTTAAGACTCCCTTGAAAGTGTTGATGAATGCCATCCTAGCGTTGGTGCTGTCCTTTACGAAGCACTCGTCAACCTTGTTATTCTTCCACTTGCTCATATCTATTTAAATCTAATAACGAAAAACTCCTTGCCCAAGAAATCATCGGGACACCATCCCTTGCGAGGCTTACCGATGTCAATGCTCTCTATTTCCTTCTCGATACGTGGCTTATCGTCTCCGTAGCCGTTGATGAAGAGGACGTGGGTGTAAGGAACAAAACTTACTCCTATTCCGTTTTTAGCCTCGAAGTTCTCCGTATCACCATACTTGATGATATGATCTGTTAGTTCCTTCACCATCTTTGGCGATAGCTTACCAAATCTATCATAGTAGAGACGAGCAACCCAATAGGGTTTGATCTCTCTATACTCCTCCTTCTTCTCGCCCGATAATATTTTATCGAACCATTCCTTCTTGACCGATAGGGTCAGTACTTTCTTTTCCATACGCTTATTTTTTAATCAGTTTATACACTTTTTCAAGCACCTCGGTTGATAGTTTTTCAAAAGGGTAGTCGTGTATTTTACATAAAAGTTCTTTTCTGTGCTCGAACTCTAAAATACGTTCTTGTGTAGCCTCACGTATGTATGGTGGAGGATTGCTTATGGCACCTACCATAGTTCCGTCTTTCTTTCGGAACTTGTCGCCACCAATGGTGCAGACTAAATTCTTGAACAGTCGCTTGACCTCACACATATATTGCGCATTGTCAAAGTACAGGATAACCTTGTCTCCTATCTTAATGTCTTCTAGATTTTCCATACTCAGAATGTTTTAATCATTATATTTCTGTCTCTTCTTAACTCAGCGTTAAACTTTCGCTTATCTCTTAGGTTCGGCTTGTAGTCCGTCTTATGGCATCCACACTGACCTACACGAAACCAATAGTCTATCTTTCCGAAAGGAACAGGCTTGGCGTTGGTGAAACTGTACTTCATTGTACCACCTCCTCCCAATCTGTTGCGAAAACGTCTTCCGTTGAGAAAAAATCCTCAAAAGTGTTATACCAGATTTTTTGTTTCTCGCTTTCATCAATTAAATACAAAAGTGATTTCTTCGCAACAAAGTAGATATACAAACCTTTGTCCCACTCACTGCGTCTCACTTTCTTCCCTTCCTTCATTCTTCTCAGAGCCTCCGAGAAGTCAAATGTTTCCTTCTTCATCGTTTTTCTTCTTTTGCTTGTTAAACTTATCGCCTTGATGATACGGTGGTCTTTAAAATCGACTTTATATCCCGCTCCTGGTAACAATAAGTGATAATAACATAGGTAACGAAATACCCAATAAGGCGTATTGTGCCTCATAATCTTCTTTGCTAATCTAATCTTCATACACTAACTAACTTTCCAATCAAATGATGGTCGTGCTTATCGAAAGCAATTCCATACTTAAACATTTCTTCAAAAAGCATAAGACGCTCCTCGTCGGTAGCCAACCGAGTAGATTTCTTTTTATCCTCGGTCATTGTGAAATGAGAGCCTACCATCAAGTTTTTATAATTCTTACTGAGATAAAGATAGCAGAAGAGATTGTGACACTCTGGTCTCCAACGCTTACATAACACAATCCAAACATTATCTATCACAACTATATTGCCTTCAGCGACAATATCTTCAAACATATTATTTTTCATACGCTATTTCTCCTTATCGAATTTATTTCCTTTGATTCATTATACTTACTTAGTGCATCACAGATACGAAGTTGCATATAGTAAGTACCAATAATTTTTGCTAACCTAGTCTTCTCAATCATTGGATATAACCATTAAAATTATACCTATACCTGTCAATGCACCTCTTTTTTAAAAGTTGCAAGGATTAATATTGAATTACAACAAGGTGTCATCATTGCTGCTATAAACGTAGATGGAGGTATGATGCTCCATTGGACCAATTCCCAACCATTGTAACCTTCGTGGTTCAGATGACTACGCAATGTGTTTGATAGCTTATCAATATCCTTAATGACAATAGGCAGCACTCTGTACTCGAATGTCTTCATTTTCCACCTTCCTTTCTGTCGAACTTGTTGCTTATGACACTTAGATAGCAAACTCCATCTCCTAATATCATATTAGATAATGGTACTTCTACTATATCATCGCCATAGTCTTCAACTATCATAAAAGAGCCGTTTCTAAAGGTAACTTCATTTGTCATTGGATGATTTTTTAATATATCATGCTCCCATATCTCCGTTCCATCCTCGTCTTTCAGCCCTGTGAACTGGCAGACAGTGGAAGGGTCAACACCAACAATACTATAATCGCTCATACTGCTAAAGCTATCTACTATGTAGGCTCTTTCCTTTATCCCAGCAGTACTTCTGACTAGGCTGCCCGAAACCCATTCTCCATTATCAAGACGTTTAGCCTTGAACTTTATGTCTTCTAATTTCATATCTATTTTGCTTTAACGTTATACACTCCATCAATGGTCTCTACTTCATAACAATCGGGACAATAGTGTTTACCATCTATCATTTCCCAATCAGAGTAGTCACCAATATCGACTTCTTTGTTGCTGAATAGCGCAGAGCAAGTGTCTGTACCACCAAACACTTCTCCGCATCTATCGCAAACAATCTGATACATTGTAATCGGTCTAAACATACTTACTCTCTATAAGAATCATATATCTCCAAGGCAGGAATATTGCCTACCTCTTCAATAACTATATTGCACCCACAAGCCTGCTTAAATACTAGTAGCTCTTCCAAACTGTCAATCTCGATTGTGTGAAACCAAGTATGCTTGACTTCTTTTGACTTTATTTTGTCTGCAAATTTTGCAGGCTTATTGTCAGTTCCTAGTAATTCTCCAAGCAAGTCTTTAGAGTATTCATCAAAACCGCTTGATGTTATCAATTTGAATTTCATACTTACTCCTTTCCGTTTAATAATTCTGCTTCAGTAATACACTCTCTTGGCACATAAGCCCAAAAGTTTGGTTTTACAGGGAAACATAAATTAGTCACCCAGCATCTATTGTTGTACTCAACAATTTCGTAATGCACATCTGAACCTATATTATATTGTGCTATTACCAAACTATTGTCTTCTGGTCTAACATCTATCTCCTTAGGATAATCTTTATGCAAGAAGAACTTTTTAAGTTTATCTTTCAACGATGGAATATATTGCGCAGTAAGACCGTTCCATAATAAGGTAAAAGAGTTCAATTTCCATTCCTTCACTACATATTTGCTGTCTATGTTCCAATCACCATACATGTAAGTATATCCTGCTTTATAGAAATCATCATAGATTTTTCTACAAACGCAAAGTCCTTTTGCGTGAAAACTACCTTTGCTAAGTACTATCACCCAATCAAATCTTCTATTATCCATATTTACTCCTCCAACTTTTCGATTCTACGCCAATGTGTGAACTCTATATCATTGCGTACAACGTAAGATAAAGGAAGTACCCATTTATCTTTGTAGCACACAACAATATCATTCCAAGAGCCGTCCCATTCAAGTCTTGGTGCAGGTTCATCCTCTACAGAAATCCAGTCAGACTTGGAGAGTTCTTTGATGGCTTCTCTACAGATGTTTCCTAACTTGACAAACTCCTCAAATGACTTTGGTTGCCAATTAGGGTTATAACATTGGTCGCAGTATTTTAGTATCTGCTCTATCAGCTCTTTAACTTTCTTCTTATCCATTTGTGTACTTTCTTAGTTTTTTAAAAGGGTTTGGAAAGTTATATCTTTCAGAAGCAGCTTCTGACCATCCATACTTTCCTTTACCCATCTCATCATTGAAATTAACTCCACGTTTAATGCGTCTCTTCGATTTCTTATCCATGGTTATGTATGTTTAATTAAAAATTCTTTTGCTCTACTAGCAAAACCCTTGATGGCTGCTTTCTTGTGAGCCACATTACCAGTAGTCAGCTCATCAGCCATATCCTCGATGGTGGTGAAGTACTTGACTAGCTTGTCTTTGAGGTCTGGCAATGATTCAACCTTACAATTACCACCAATAGATTCGTTATTGCAGCCAAGTTCAAGATAATCTTCAACAATATCTTTTATCTCATCATATGTACTTTCATCCCCATCTTCGAGAGTGATGGTTATATTGAATTTATATTCTGTAATCATATCTTTTCCTCCTTTTTTCTGTTTCTTTCTATGTACTTTAGTTGCGCAATACTTATATTGCCATATCGTTTATACATACCTTGGAGATATGCAATATAGCCAGCTAATGTTATTTTATCTGCGTTCATATTCTCTTCTTTTTACCCTCTCCCTGTTGCCAAGGAGAGGAGGGTTAGTTACTTAACCATCATCATTTGAGGGACATTCCCATAAACAGGAAGTTTTCCGTCCCACTTTTCAATCCACATTTTTTGCAAGATTGCTGGGGTGAGAGATACCGACTTTAACTCATTAGCCTCACGCTCTGCCCTTGCTTGCACAAGCATCTTCTCTGCCTCGGCTTTCTTTACAGCAACCTCGTTAAGTGCACGTTGAGCCTCTTGGATAGCCTTATTCTTCTGATTTACTGCCTCTACAATACTATTTGGGTATTTAAGCCCAGACGTCAGCTGCTCCAAATGGAAATGCTCCTTGGCGAGAGCTTTGCTTAGCTGGTTCTCGATAGCCTTTTCCACAAGGTCTCTGTTGCTGACTATCTGGTCGGTTGTGTACTTGTTGAGCTGGATTCGGAATGCATCCTTCACGTAATTGAAGAGCGTTCCGTTAACGATGTCCTTCAATTCCTTACGGTATTTCTTGAATACCTTTGGAGCATTGCCATCTATCATTTTGAGCGAGACTGTAGGATCTACAGTAAATTCTGAGCCGTCCTTAGCATTGATGGTGAATGCTGGATAATCAACGGTCTGAACAAAAGTTGGGTACTCATAAACCTCTTCTGTAAATGGATTATACCAGACACGACCAGTTACTAGGCTAACGTCATCCACACCCTTTTCTGTTCCATACAGATTGACCAAGATTCCCTCTGAACCAGCGTCAATACGTTCACTACATGATGTGGTTGAAAACAACACCACTCCAAGCAGCATTGCCAAACATAATTGATTAATTTTCTTTTTCATTATTACTAATTTTAAATGTAAAACAATTCGTTGCAATCGAAAGTAATATCCAAAGAGTAATGCTTATCACACCAAGGATATTAGTCGCTGTGTCTGGTTGACTGACTGCTTTAAGACCTATGTTTAAAAGCAACATAGTGGACAATATCCAGCAAACAAAGCCGAGTACTTTCCATTTAATCTTCTTCATATTCTTACTTATTTAATTCCGTATGCGCTAGGTAGCTTCTTAATAATATCACCACCATAGGCATTCTGGGTTAATTCTACAAACTCACGAATAGAAGTCTTAGCTTCGAGAGACAATCCTCTATCTGACACGAAGGATTCTCTTCCCATTCGACAAGAACCAGTCAGAACGTGATGATAAATAAACAAGTCTCCGTTGTCATACTTAACATCATACTCAGGGAACTTCTTCTTGAATGCCTCAATTCTCTCTTCCTCCGTGCTATCATCGTACAGTTTCTCTTGAAGGGAGTCGAAGGCATCACGGAGAGTTTCGCCATGAGCAAACTTGTTGTTCTCCTTGACTATAAAGCAAGGCTTTAACTGTAAGTCTGATTGCAGGATATAGCCTTTTGCTACATTTCCACGAATAGATATAAAGATAGTCTGCATATCATCTACAAGATATACCTTATCACCATTGAACACTTTAATGCCATCGCCATAGCCATAGCCAGAGCCATCGCCATAGCCATAGCCAGAGCCATAGCCATAGCCATAGCCATAGCCAGAGCCAGAGCCAGAGCCAGAGCCAGAGCCAGAGCCAGAGCCAGAGCCATCGCCATAGCCATCGCCATCGCCAGAGCCAGAGCCAGAGCCAGAGCCAGAGCCAGAGCCAGAGCCAGAGCCAGAGCCAATAGCTAAGAACTTTTTAATTTTACTCTCTAACGCTTCCATGTATTGACCTCCTCGATTGATTTAATAGCCTTGTCAGTGCAAGGAATAATCTCAATAGCATCCAAGATAGTAATGCTATCTACTGTTACAGTGAACTTACAGTCTGTTGGATTTGAAGTGCCATCCTTTGCCAACTGAGACAAAGATGCAGCACCACTCCAATACCAGATACGGCGAGCATTCTCTAGTGTCACCTCACTGCCGTTCTGGGCGACCAATGTTCCAAACTCAACTCCGCTTCTGCTTCCACGGATGATTACTTTCTTTCCAATATTACTTTCCATTTTTACTTTTTTAATTAGTTAATAATTACTTACTTTATGCACGAAGGCGGTTAAACAATTCTTTCTTTATGTAGAAACAGCTTAAAATCCACTTCATTGTGGATAAGTGTATTTGCAGCTATTAAACCCTTTATGAGAAGTTCCAGCTCTTGTTTATTGATAAAGAACAATCTTCTTGCTACTTCCCCACTTTCGTAAGCACCAAGAAGGACTCCATCGTCTTCAACTTCTATGTTTATGAATTGACTATTCTTTGATGTTATATCCAAGCTATATTTTCCCATACCTACACCTCCATTTCTAAGTTAAGTCCTAAACCGAAGAGAAGGTGTTGAAGCTGATGGACGTAATTGATATTCGCAACATAATGCTTATCCAAAGCAACGCAAACAAGCCAATCTTTGTTATTAAAACTATCCTTGCAGATATATAAGTAGGACTTGTCTGTACTATATTTGTACCACGTAACATTTTCAGATGGCTCTTTATTCCAACCATTCTTCTCTAGAATCTCTGGAGTGATTGGGATAGGGACAATTTGATGTTTATACAAATTCGTACAATAAATATCATTTCTAGCATCTACGCATCTATATAAGGCTTCCCAATATTTATTTTGTAAAACCTCTTCGATTTTCCAAATTGAATTTGGAATTCTATCAGATTTAATCAAATCTCCAGGAATACACTTTAACTTATCCATACGCTTTACTTAAATAATATAAACTTTCCTTTTTCAATGCCTATGGATTTAATTTCTTGATAGCAAGGTTCTTTATCTCCATAACAATTAATAACTATATCCTCTTTTATGCAAACTTCCATATCTGGATTGATTTGTAGTAATGCTGCTAATTCTTTTGCTTTCATACACCTATTCCTTTATATATTCATTTACTTCGTTCAAAACCTTTGTTATCAGGTTCTTTAGAATCTTCAATTCATCATTAGAATATGTTGCTATTGGATAACCATCAAGGGTAGTATCGCCAAAGAAGCTACGACTTATCTTTAATGAGTGTTTATTTTCTTTCATATTTCTTTTTTGCACCTTTACTTCTTTAAAGATTATAGGTTTGTTGTCTATGCGGAAGCTTGCGCAGCAATAATGAGTATTACCTTTATACGTACAAGCACCTGCCCAGCAAAAGAAACAACCTTTACAAGACCCTTGTTCAACAGCTTCAAGAGTAATGGTTACTCTTTCTCCAACTTTAAATTCTTTCATCACTTATCTCCTTTCTTTTTAGAAACATACTCATCTAACTCATCGTCAAACTCATAGCAGTCTGGGCAGTAGTGCTTATCACCTATCTCTATCCATTCACTTCCCATTGCTTGCTCTTTTGCAGTTCCTTCGTCCAACCAAGCCACAATGCCATTAAACTCATCAATGAATGACTTTCCGCATCTGTCACATGCGACAGAGTACATAGTAATTGGCTTAATCATGGTTGCCTCCTTCCTTTGGAAACAAATCATCAAGATAAAGCCAACGAACAATACCATAATATTCAACAGTTTTATTCCAAAAAGAACTTCTAAAAAAGCTAGTTTTAACAATTTGACGTCCTTCCCTATCTCTACCATCAAATAATATTGGACTAAGATTAGTATATGGCTCTTCCTCAGAGTCATGCCACAAGTCTTTCAAGAACTTGTTGATAGCCCACTTCGCACCAGCTTTATAAGCATCTGATAATTCTTCTATACCATTATATACATCACCCATTTGATTTTCTATATACATAGATCTTTTTTTTTGCATAATGCTTAGCAGCTTTATTTATTTTCTTATCATCTATCATAATTGTCTCTAAAATATTCAAAGTTACACATAGCAGGAGTAATTTTCTTTACTCTTGCATTATTATACTTATATTTCTTTGCTTGATATTTAGCCGCAGATTCTTTATTAAACACCATAGCAAGGAAAGAAGATGGAGACCACCATATTCTTTTAGTCTTGTGCCTATCCACAAGAAACATTGTAGGCATGATGTTTTTCTTTCTTCTAGAGTCTTGAATGATAACGAACTTACCTATATCACTTTCTGAGAAACAACGAGCCTTTGCATCAAGGTATAATTTCTTTTCCCAATCATCATAAGGTTCTGAGAAATAACGAGCCTTTGCATCAAAGGTATAACTTCTTTCCCAATCCTCATAAGCTTCTTCCAAGTCATAATCATCTATATCTGCTAGGTGTTCTGCTTCTGTACCATAATCTATCATAATCTACCCTTTCTTTTTCTAAGTTGATTCTTTCTACGCATTCTTCTTTGCATCTTACCATCTTGTATATCTTCACACTTAAAGTGTGGTTGACAATACCAAGGTATGCAATTCATTAAATCCTCATTACCCATAATTAGCCCTCCACGTTATCTTCAATTACAATAAATTTTCTTCCACAGTAATTGAAGCATTCTCCAACTTTAAGTTCTTTCACCTATCACCTCCTTTCAGCAAATCTTCAATGTAAAACCACTTTTTGATTTGATGAGTTTTAACAATACCCTTCCAAAGACACTCATAGTCGCCTTCCCCTTCTGAATTATCCATAAGGTCATTCATATCTAGGATAGTTGGCAAGGCTTGGTTATTTCCCCTGATAAGGACTACTTGGCTATAGTCATTTCTAGGAACTTCGTTATATCTATGCAAGAGGTTACCTAAGAACCAGTTGATGCCTGCTATAAAAGCTAGATATGCAGCATAATTTTCTTCTTCACTACAATTATGGTAAGCATAATCTTCTGCATACTTTTCTATCATATTTTTGTCTATCATAGCCATCCAATTAATTTACACATTATTAAATAAATATTATGAGCATAGCGGGCGGACGGATGATTATTACAGAAGTCTCCTAAATCACTCGTCCAATCTAAGACCCACTTTGCGTGTAGTAACAACCACAAATCTCTTTTCATCCTTTCCATTCATCAGTTGTACCCAAGAGGTGCTTGGTCTCCTCGTTGTAAGGGATGCAGTGGATAACTCGTCCATACCCTATACATACATAAGGCAATTCTTCATCGTTCTCATCGTAATGACTAAAGAAGTCTGCTGTCCATGTATGACCTGCTATCTTTGCAAGCACCTTGTCAAATGGCTTAAGCTCATATTTCTTAGGCAAGTCCTCAATTTGCTTGGTGACTGGATTCCAACGCTTACCTTCCTTTTCCAATGCTGAGAATAGTTGTTGCTTCTCTGAGTCAGTGGCTAGACGAATATTACCATTATATATACAACCAGACATAGAAAAAGTTTCATCTTTATCTATGTTAAGAACTTTATTATATATATCCATATATACATAACTATGCAAGATACCTTTTTCTTCTATTTTAGCTATGAATACTTCATTTCCAACCAAATTGGAATACAATATATCCCCATCCTTGAACTCTTGCTTAGGCTGCTTTTCAATTTCCAAAGTCTCTAGGTTGAGCTTGCCACAAAATCGCTCCTCGATGGTGTTGATGTAGGTCTGAGCAGCATCCTTGTCATCTTCAATATGATAGCCTTGTGTATTCTGCGCATATAAATGATATATATATCTCTTTATACTTACACCAGCCAAGTGTTTACCTTTAAATGTAGTATAATCATCTTTTGAGAAGCCCTCAAAGATTATATGGCTATCATTATCGTTGCTAACCAGTACATCACCTTTCTTCCAAGCAAACTTGCTCCAATCTTGCATATACTTGGATGGAAAGAGACAAACTTCCGCAGTATCAGGTGCAGAGATTGTTCTACCACTATAACTGAAAGTCCATTCTTTTTCTTCTCCATTTTTATCAGTAAAGGCAATAATAATTTCTTCTGGATAAGTGTTATTATAGCAATATATGCAATCCCCAAGCATCGGGGACCACAACTTTGTTTCTGTAGGCTTCCCCTTCAGGATAGCCGCTATGTTAAGTTCTTTTTCCATACTACTACAAATTATAATGATTCAACACTAGCTTGCCATACACCTCTTGGTGGTCTGGCTTCAAGAACCTCGTCTGTAATCTCAACAAGGCTTGCTTGTACTTTCTCTCCATGTGGGGACAGTGGAGTTTCTGAGCCATCTTGATTTGCTCTCTCACCCCCCCACAGGCTACTTGATATTGTTTGTAGGACATCATAGGCGACGAATTAATTTTACAGTTACGAAAGCAAATATAATGAATGATACAGAAATCGCAACAATAGCAACATATAGATCAAACCATAAATGTCAATGATTTCCATCTTTATCTTTCTTTAAGTTTTTGACTCTTATTTCTTTTAAGTATTTCTCTGATTTTTTCAAACCCATTTCCTTGGCTTTCTTACGAACCTCGTAAACGGTTCTGCTTAGCATAGATGCAACGACCGTGTCAGGATTATTCTTGAAGTAAGCTTTAAGAACCCCTTCCTGCGTCTCGTTCCATTCAGATCCCTTGTTTTGGAGACCGTTTTTCAGTCCTGCGCCATCGTTGTCATTTGAGAAGTTGACACCTCCGTAAGACAATGCTCGCCCACAAACCTCTTGTATGTTTCCTTCGTTGAGCATCAGACTCTTGAAAATAATATCAAGCGACAAGTTTAGCTCACGGCAAGAGAAAACCTGGGACTTGTCGTACACGAACTTGCATTTCGGAACAAGGGCAGCGCACAAGTTAGCAAGTCTTTTTGAGACACCGGAAGCAAGATTCACGTATTCGTTTGATACTTTAAGGCTAGAAGGAATATTCGGATTCTCCTTGAAAAGAACATTTGCATAGTCTCTGGTCATTATGACAAGCATCGTCGCAAGGTTAAACGCAAGGACACTGTGCGAGACAAGATTATGGTCTCCTCCGCTTGCATTAGCCAAGAGGTAATTGTCGAGTGAGTAGTAAGCCTTCTGAACATCTGGCTTTAGCTTGTCTTCCATCTCGTCGGTTATATCCAACCACATCTTGAAGCCATTAACCTCCTCGGTATATCTCTTGAATACATCCATCAGCTTGTCTATGAGCTTGTGAGCCTCCTTGATATTGAACTTTATGTCACGCTTGTAATATTCGGGGTGGTTCTCTAGGTAATCATGGGTGTCCTTTACGTGTGTTTGAACCATGTTTGCAAGCGATCCTACTGATATATAAAATATGGATATTGCATGGCTTACATCCTCATTATCTGGGTCTATAGGCTTGTATTGGATACGGAAGCTTCCGTTTGGCTTGAAACTGTACACCATTCTATCTCACCTCCTTTCCGTCCTCGTAACACGCCTTGTAGCTTTCCAGCTGCATCTGCATGCTTACATTTCTCTTGTTGTAACTGTCACGCTCGGCTCTCGCCTTCGAGACGGAGACGAAGCTGATGATGAAAGCGATAGTGATGGTGACGATCATGCAAACCCAAGGAAACTTTCGGACAACCTTGTCTATTGCCTCCCACAGGTTCTTCAATACGCAAAGCATGCACCAAAACATCAATACAAAAGCCTGCTTTGTGTTGAAATACTCTAATATCTCTTCTCTTTTCATAATTCTACTGTTTGGTTATTTCTTTTGTTTTACCCAATTCTCGCATTCCTGCCAGTAACCTGCGAGATATGCCTCCTTGGGCGTTGCCTTCGGGTGAGCTTTCAGCCACTCGTCGGCATAATCATTTGCGTTCATAAAGTTATTTTCTTAACGATTCTCCCTCGAACGTGACAAACTTGGTAGTAGCTCTCAATCTGTCTATCGTTCTTTCCCCATACTTTTGCTTTAGCTCTTCAACATTTAGGTTGGTCGAGCATATAAGCAGCTTTCCCTGTTGCTCCATGGCATCGCAGAGTTCTATGAAAGGTATTCGTTTGTTGCCATAGATATTCGAGATGTTCTCGGTACCTACGTCATCTATATAGATGATATGATAGCCTAGAATCTCGTCTGGCTTACTGTTGAGCTCCTGGGCGTTGAAGATATTCACGACCTTCCTGCAAGAGTCCCTGATGAGGTAGGGAAGAATGTACTTTCCGATCAGGGTCTTTCCAAGTCCGCAGCTACCTGCCATAAACAAACCACGCTCCTTGTTGTCTGTCATCCAATCAACGATTGGACGGTAGTTATTTTCGTTCCAAGTAGCCTTCTTGACTGTGCCTCGTGAGAATATGCTGACAAAATAGTCAAGGCCTCCACGAAGCCGTTCCTCTGCGTTCGGTATCTTGATTGAGACGGTGTCGGGCAGCTTTGCGCACGTCTCATTATTTAGTCTATTGACCAAATCCTTAAAATCAAAGTTCATTTACCATCCTCCTTTCTTGTAATCCTTGTTTGCCGAATCTTGAAGGACAACCCCAGTACTCATTCCTCCTTGTGAGTCATGCTCATTCTTTTTCCATGTAGCGAGACGATTTGGAATCTGAAACGCCTTCTGCCTCTCGAAAAGCATTTTCGTACCACCATCGTTCACCTGAGTCCAATACAGATAGAAGTTGTTGAGCATATCCTTACCATATTTATCGAGGTAAAGTTTCAGTTTCTCGGCGAAATCAGCCTTGCGCCCTTCGATTGTCTTTGACGTGTTAGCAGGTGTGTTAACAGGTGTGTTAGCAGGTGTGTTAGCTCTCTTTTTCTTGCCCCTATAACTTTCTATATCACATATAGTTATCACACCGCACTGGTGTGTTAGCTGCTGTGTTACTTGGTGTGTTAGCAGGTGTGTTAGATACATTTTTCTAAGAACCGTCCTAACGGTTTGAAAACCAATGTTCAGGTCACTAGAAATTGTGCGTATTCCGACAGCCAACGAACCATCCTCGTCTGCGTTAAAGAGGAGATAGAGAAATAAGTTAACGGCACACGCCTTGTCAATACTCATTAACTCTTTGTATCGTTCCCTACTGATTGCAAAATTCTCCATCATCAAGCTATGTTAAAAATTCCTTGGACTCATTCTCCACGTCATGTTGTATATGCAAGAGTGCGATATATTCGTCTGAGGATGGGAATCTATATCCGCCTTCCTCAAGCCAGAACTCACGGAAGGCTTCAATGGACTTACTCATCTCATCGGAAGTAAGCTCAGCAGAAGAACGTACATACTTGTATATCTCTCCACTGAACTTATCCACTCGCTCCCTGATATATATATCGGGATTTACGGTAACCTTGTAGAAATGCGTCTTTACTTCATCCAACGTGTAGCCGTACTCCAAGGCAAACTTCGAGAGCATCAGGTGAAGGTACTTGTTCGCTTGTAACGAGCGAGCTCTCTTTTCTGTCAGTTCCACGACAGCTCCCTTGTTTCTTAGCTCTGCCACCCTATCCTTAAACTTGTCTATCTCCAATGGATTCTTTAGGTTGTACCACATACTACAAGATTAAATGTTTCTTTCAATAAATTAAGGAAACGGAAGGTTGCTTTGTGTTCCGTATCCGTTCTGCTGCGGTTGCTGATAACCTCCATTTACAGGTGGTTGTTGGTAACCTCCATTTGTAGGTGGTTGTTGGTAACCCGCTTGCTGAGACTGTTGTTGAGGTGGTGCCGGTTGTTGCTGCTGAGCATCCAAATGGTCAACCTTCCATGCGTTGAGCTGATTGTAATACCTTCCTTGGTACTCGCGAGCCGAGATGTCGAACCCGACGTTCACCGTCTGCCCGACCTGTAGGGCGAAAGATGCGATTTTGTCTGCGCCGAAGACCTGAAAGCAAATCTTCCTTGGATATTGCTCCTGTGTTGTGATGACGAACTCCTGGCTCTTCCACTCGCCCCTGGCGGAAACGCCAGTACGCTCGGCCAAGATCGCCGTTATTTTTCCTTGTATCTCCATTATTTTTTCTTTAAAGAGTTTTGTAAAACCAAATCCGCAAGCTCATCGAAATATGCGGCGTCCTTGATGGCTGAGTCTTGTTCTCCAGTCACCTGCGATGCGATTGAGCCTTTCTTCATGATAAGCTTGTATAAATAAGAGTCGATGGTGCCTTCACCGATGAGAATCCATGATGTTACAGCATTCTTTTGTCCGTTTCGATAAGCGCGGCACTCACACTGTGCGAGGTCCGCCATCGTCCATGGTAGTTCCGTGAACAAGACGTTCGATGAAGCCGTCAACGTAAGGCCGACACCAGCTGCCTTGATGGAACAGATGATGATCCTCTTCTTGTGAGCCTGAAAAGAATCGACCGCCCATTGTTTTTGCTGTTGGTTGTCAGCTCCAGTCACGGTACACACCTCATCGGGGAACTCGTCCTTGATAGCCTGTACCACGTCACGATGCTCGGCAAATACGATGATTTGCTCCTCGGTGTCGTGAAGGAACTCTATGGTTGCGACCATCTTTCCTCGACCGGATATTGAGCGAAGGTTCATAAACTGCACCAGAGCCTTCATGCGAAGCTTCTTCTTTGCCTCTGCGATGTCACAGCTCTTGTATTCCAGTAGGAAAGACAACAGGTCTCTCTGGCAAGTGTCATATTCCCTCTGCGTCTCCACGTCAAGTCCGACACTGATTGTCGTTCTCGTAAGGTCTGGCAGGTCCTTGAGTACATCCTTCTTCTCTCTGCGGAAGTAGCAGGTCAAATGAATCTTTTGGTTCAGCTCATCCAAGTGTTCGTTGTTTCCATAACGATTGACGAACTCTCCATAGCCGCCAAACTCTCCGATACGGCCAAGGATAGCTATCTGGCAAGCGATGTCAACCGCATGATTCACAACTGGCGTGCCAGTCAGCTCATAGATGTATTCCTTTCCATGGCATATACCCATGATGACCTTGGACTGCCTTGTTGATGGGTCCTTTACTCTCGCCGACTCGTCGATGATGATAGACTTCAAGATATTGACCTCGTCACGAAAAACAAAGTTTTTCAGCCTTAAAGGCTTAGGGCCTAGGTCAACAACGAAGTACTTCTGCAACGATTCATAGTTGCAGATGACGACATCAAAGAGATTCATCTTTGTGAGATGGTAGCCGAAGGTTGCATTAACAGAGTCCGTGAGTATGAGAGGGCGAAGGTTCGTGAACTTCTTGATTTCGCGCTCCCAGTTAATCTTTAGTGCCGACGGGCAAATGACCAAGCAAGGTGTCGCTTTTGCCCTCTCAATGGCAACTATGCTCTGGATAGTCTTCCCGAGGCCCATATCGTCCCCATTTATGCAACACTTCATTGCAAGCTCCATGCGGACACCTTCCTCTTGGTAATCGTAAAGTTTTGGTTTGTCTGACATAGCTTTCAATTATAATAAACACCACATTCTGAACGCCCATTCCAGAGCCTTCTCCCTGCCTCTCAGATAAAGCTCATCGCCTCGCTCAATCTTCTTGTAGAAAACCTTCTTCTTGGTCTTTGAGACAGCGAAGATGAAGTCTTGGTTTCCGTACTTTGGATTGATGGAGTGGGTGAGGTCCATATACCACGCACGACTCCTGTCCCAGTCAACGAAATCAATCTGAGCCTCGAACTGTTCTTGTGTTGTTGCGGCGGTAGTCTTCAAGTCTCCACCGAACTCGCCAAGCCACCAATCGAACTTGCACCTTACGGGAAGCTCGAACTTGAATCCCTGGTAGTCCATCTTCATGTGTGGATTAACGAAGGTCTTCTGCCCGACGGCGTTCTTCAGGACAAAGTCCAGGAATCTGTCTTTCGTCGCAGCCTTCTTTAGTACCTCCAGTCTATCAAGACCCCATTTCCAGTCCTTCTCTGTGTATTTCTCATCATCAACTGTCCTACGATAATGATTGCACTTCTCTGGCTCCGTAACCAAAGCGTCAACAAGCGTTCCAAGATGAAATGCCTTTTTCTTGTCGGACTCCTTGACGAAGTTGAGCTGTGGGTTAAGGGCGAATTTCAAGGAAGTGAGGTCTGAGTTGGAGACCTCACACCTTGAGTAATAAGGATCAAACGGTTGCTCTGCCATGGTTACTTAGCCGTTACCTCGTCCTCGTACTTGATGTATGGCGAAACGATGAGCTCATCCTCCTTGTTGGCGTGTTTCTCACATGCCTTGCGCATGAACTCCAGCTTCGATGCAAGCTTGTCGGCAGGAAGAGAAGATCCCTCGATTGTCCACCATTGCTGTATAATTTCGAGCCATCCCTTCGTGTCGGCAACGACGAGCCTCTTCGTTACCTTGACCTTTGTCTTTGCGCCAGAGGAAGTCTCGGTCTGGTTGAAGAGCGACTGCGCTTGCGCCGTTGCGTGCTGTGCCGCGTTCTCGGCATCTCGCTTCTTCTGTTCCTCGGCGAGCTTTCTCTGTTGCTCCTCCTTTGCGGCTTCGTCGGCGAGACGGACTTCCTCCTCACGCTTCTTGCGCTCTTCCTCTGCCTTGGCAGCCTCAGACTCCTTTTTCTTGCGCTCCTCCTCGGCCTTGGCAGCTTCCTCCTCACGCTTCTTGCGCTCTTCCTCTGCCTTGGCAGCCTTGGCGGCTTCGGCAGCCTCCCGAGCCTTTCTTGCGGCTTCGGCAGCCTCCTGAGCCTTTCGCTTTCGCTCCTCGTCAATTCTCTTTAGTTCGGTGAGCTCTGCAATCTTTGAGTCGAACTTCATCAAAAGTTCGTCTCCTGTTGAGCAAACGGTGTTCTTGTAAGATGCAATGAGACTACCGGAAACCTCCTTGAAGGCTTCGTTCATAATTTCCTTTGCCTCATTTTCAGGGATCTCGGAAGAGTAGGATGGCACATTCTTAACGAACAGACCTCCAAGGTCGATGACGTCGGAGAACTCAGAGATACGCCTCTTAACCTCGTCCTTGTTGTCAAGTGTAAGGAGCGAGAATGTATCATTGAGCTTGTTGATAGCGTTGGCAGAATGCTCTGTAAGCAAACTGTTGAGCTTGTTGATAGCGTTGGTCTTGAGCTGGATCTTGGCTTCCTTGATTCGCTCCTGGCGTTGACGCTCGGCCTCAGCCTTTCGTTGCTGCTCCAACTTATATGCGGCGTACTCGTCACGCTTCTTCTGGATTCTTGCGACAACTGAGTTCTCGTTCTTGACGGAGATAAGGTTTTCCATTGCGGTGAAGCCCTTTCTCACTAGGTCAAACACCTGGGTGACACCCTTGCGCTTCTCGTTCATCGCCTTCTCGGTAAGCTTCGCCTTCTTGATGAAGTCGGCGGCTTGGCTGTCAAGCGAGTCGTTCATTCCCGAAACCTCAATGTCAGAGAGAAGGCTCTCCCCGGCCTTGACGCACGCCTCGTACGACTTTCTGTTCTCTTGCACGGCGAGTTCCGTGTCATATTTCAATGTCGCTATCTCTCTCGTGATATTGTTGGTCTGCGACTCGACCAACGCAAGTTCTGTGTTATCTGCCATAATAATGATGATGTTTTAAATTGTTAGAATGGATCGTCATCGCTAGCATTTATCTTCACGCCCTGTTTCTGCTGTTGCTGGGAGCCGAAAATCTCCTGCTTCTGTTCTTGTGCAGATTGGTTCGTGTCGATGTCAGCTTGTAGCTGCGCTCCAATGCCGACTTTCAGCTTAGGGTAATTCTTAAAGGCGTGCTTGCAAGTCTTTGAGACAAGGAAGCCAGTGTCAATGTCCCTAAAGTATTCCTTTCCGTCATTACCGGTATATACGCCTCCATACAATGCGTTAGGTCCGTTCTTGCCACAGAACTTCTCTGAATACGTTTTCAGCCTGTCGATACCCTCCCTGTCCATCACGAAGTAGTCATATCCACCTCCGGGAAGGATGATCTTGACATAGCATGCAACAATATAGCTCCCCGCTTGTCGAGGATTTTGTTTGATATACTCGACGAACTTATGTCCGTCACGCTCCCCGAATCGGAACTCATCACAACTGTACACGACAACAGGATTATCGCACCTTACGATCTGACCTGCCCTCTGGCGAAGAAGAATCTCTCCGTAGCCAGTGTAGGTAATCTTAGCGGTGTAGTTATATCCCCCTGTGTTCTTGTCGTAGTTGCTGTACCCCATGAGATAGCAGAGGGTGGAAGAGCCTTTCTCCAACGATAGACCATTGATAGCTAGGTTCATAAAGGCATCATGGATGCAAAGCGAAGGTGTCTTGGCAAGATAGCCTTTGAACGAGCCGTTCAGAAGCTCGTTGTTGAACAGAGCTTTCTGTTCCTCAAAGAAAACCTCTCCACCCTCGCCGAACTTCTGATTGTAAATCTCGATGAACTTGTCTTTGGCCAAGTCACAGATTTGCTCATGCGGTGTCTTGTTAAGTTGTTCTATGTCCATATTGATTACTTATGTACCTCCATTAAATAAGTGAAATAGGTTTCCTTCTCATACGTGCCGCCCTTTCCGTCTGGTACGGAATAGTAGTGCGGTACCTTGTCAAGCCTTCGTCCATCTCCGTGGAGGTAATTGGCGGAGAGGGCTTCTCTTTGAATCTTTCTTGCCGTCGCAAGACTGAGATTCATCAGGCACCCATGCGCAGCACGTAGGCTGAGGACTTTTTCTTGCAACGAAGGAGAGAAGGAACCTATGATTTTTTCTATCCTGTCTGTCATTTAACTATCAGATTCATGAAAGTAAACATCATAGATGTCCGTGGCGACGATGCCGACGCTGTCATAGTCAATCATCGTCTTTGCCATCACGTCATCCACGTAGTGCAACGCCCTTGCGATTGACTTCGCCTGGACGAGGTACATCACCTTGGAACGCTTCTCTTTCTCCGTTCTCTCGTCGAGCGTAATGAACTCCAACTTCGCCTTGAAGTACTTGTCGTCCGAGTAGTCACTGGATGAGAAAATCTCGTTGTACTGAGCTGGATTGATGTTGACGACCTCAAGCTCGCCGTAGCAGGAGAACTCATTGATAGCCTTGCTCTCGGCTTCGCTGAAGCTGATTGCGTCCACGACGATTGTCTTCTTCACCATCTTCTCGTCTCCGTGCTCCTGAGTCTCCAAGAACTTTAGGATGACCTCGAAGTACTTTGCTGCATGACTTTTCAATTCTGCCATAATTATTCTATTTTAATTGTTAAACACTTTCTCGTATAATTCCACGACGTACGTCACGGCGTTGTTTCCGCCGCCCTTCGCCATGGTTGCGCAAAGGCAGATGGACTTTTCCTTACCCCCCCGTATCTGCCTTCCTATGTTCTCCAGCTGATGCGCCGCCGTCACTCCTCAAGCAGTATCATCACATGCGGAAGACCATAGGAGTTCGTCCTGTGCGCCATTTCCGTGGTGAGGCAACTTGATTTTGCAAGGATTGGAGTGGGGGGCGTCTGTAGCCTTGCATGATCGGTATCTTTCTCATAAAGTTTCAGTATCTTAGTCACGCTCCTGTCGGCATTGCCTGTCTGCAAGCAGCTCCAAAAAAAACAGAATAGAAGCGATGCTGCTGCCTGGGACACGAACCGAACTCAGCGTTTCCGTTAAGTTGCTTGGGATTCATATATCTCGATTATCATATTGTCCTTCGCCACGGACGTGAGAGACGACGTCTTCTGACCACGCGGCTCCACCTTCTGAAAGTGTGGGTTCGAGAACCAGTCGCCAATGCTCCGCCCTCTAATCGCTACGATGTTATTTCTCATAAAGCTCGATAACGTTTGTACAGACGTTGCTTGCGAAGCCCTTGTAGCATGTCGCAAGCAACGCCTTGCTCTTTTTCCCAGGAATGGCTATGTTGGCGTAGCCCTCATGTATTGTCTTTCTACTCGCCATACAAATCTCCTTCCTTTCCGTAATAGTTGTTGTTGAGTCTATTGATTTCTAATTCATACCCATACTTTGCCAGCTCAAGCCTTTCCTCGATTGGCATACGGACATAATCAGGATCGGTGTCCATATATGCAAGGACTTCCTCGATGCTCATCTGTGGCTCCAGGAAATACTCCTTGAACTTCTTCTCGTCAGATACCTCAAGCAGTTGCATCGTCGTGTCATCTCTCAGGTAGTATCTGCTGTCAGCATCGTCTTGCAAGATGTCACTGATGACGATTTCCTTATCCACTGGCTGATGAATGTCCGTCTTGATGGTAGGCCACTCGAATGGATCATCCGAGAAGTCGAATAAGCCCCTATCACCAGTATCCTTGACCCTGATGTTGCTCCAATAGATTCTCTTTCTATTCTGCGCCGATACCAAGGCTGAGTTAATATGAACACCACGGACACCGATAGCGTGAGACAAGCAACGCTCCCACTTCTCCAACATCTCAACGTTTTCCAAGAAGAACAGAATGTTTGGGTTGTATTTGCGAAGCTCTGTGAGGATTCTCATATATTCCCAAAAGAGATACGACTGACCCACGAACTTAAAGCCTTGTGATTTCAGTTCCAGGTATCTGTCGAGCGTATAGACCTCCTCACCTTGCGCTGTGCTCATGCCTTTCATCTTACCACTCATGCTGAACGATTGGCAAGGTGAGCCTCCGAACAGAAAGTCAGGAACTCCATATTTCCCAACCAATTCGGCTACGTCTATGTCCGTCACCGAACCTACTTGAATGATGTCGGGAAAGTTTTGTTTCTCTGCCTTGATGGCGTGCTTGTCAATCTCGGAACTCACATAACACTCAATAGGAATGTTAAGCTCACTCAGAACGATTCTACCACAAGCCATACCATCGAACAAGGACCACACCCTGATTGGACGCCCGAAGTCTGGAAGGAATGACCAGCAATGCTTGATGACATCCACCGTCCATCCATTTCCGATCATCTTTAGGTGCTGCGTATCTGAGATACCCCCCCAGTCATACCAATCGGGGACGGTCTGTAACCTGTCGCACTCAGTTGGCGTGAGCCTACGAATAAAAGCGAGATACGTGATTACGTTATTCGTTATCTCCACGCCTCGCTTGTCGTCCGGCATACGTGCCAACATGTCATCAAGCTGTTTCTTTCGTACCTTGCGGTAAAGCTCTATTGCGATTTCTTTCCTGCTCATACCACCTCCTCGTTGTCGATTTCGTCAAGCAGGTTCTCGAACTTCGATGTATCGGCGTTTTCAAACTTCTGCTTGATGTCCTCTGGAATCAATTCCCAGACTTGCTCCATAATTGCCTTTCTTTTTTTGTTTGCTACCAAAAGCTGGTTGTACGCCCTTTTCAGACGGTCGTACTTCCCTTGGCCTTTCTCCAGCCTGTTTCGAAGCTGACAGTTCTGCCAAGCCAACTCGTCGTCTGAAAGCTCACGAATCCTTACCTTCGCCTGCGCAAGCTCATTCTGTATTCTCGTGAAGTTCCGCAAGATATAGAGCATCTGTCTCTCCTTCGGAACGTCCTTGTTGCTGTGCTTACAGTTCTTTAAACTCATCGTCTATGAATTTGTCGGTTAATAAGCTGAAAATTCCGCCAACCGCAAATACCATGACAGTGGCGAAGAAAGAAAATGTCATTGTTCCCATGTTGGAATCGGTTTATAGTTATACTTAACGTCGATACCGCCGCCAGACTTCTTCGGCAGCGTCTTGACGATAGCCTCCAAGAACACCACCATAGGCCCACCACCATGCCGTTTCTTGTTGTGCCTCGCTATCTTCTGCACCATAAGCTTTCTGATGATTGAGAACTCACGGAAAGATGCCGTGTATTTGCTCTTCACGTCACAGATTATGATGGTGCCGTTCTTCCTGTACACGAAGTCTGCGTGATACTGCACCGGTCTCTCCAGGAGCCTACTCACTAGCTTGTCTTTCGTCTTCAGGTGCTTCACAACCATCTGCTCTTGCTTCGGGATGAGCTGGAACTGAGTCTGCCTTCTTATGCAACTGACCTCCGGGTCTCCTAACAGGTGAACATAAAACCCGAACTCCTCCTTGGAGTCGAATACCATTCCATCGCACTCAACCTTGCTCTGTATGACCCTTACCATTCCTCCTCCTTTCTCGGCTTGCAGACGGTTTTGCCGAAAGCCTCTGAGCCGAACCTTTGCCAAAGACCGCTTGCGAACTGGCAGAGATATTCCCCTGTCCGGACTGTCAGCCGCCCTTTCGTTAACCCAGGATTCAGGTGGACTTCGAGAGTGCCATCTTCCGACCAACCGAGCCGGTCAACACATTCGAGGAAAAGGATTTCCTCGATGTTTGTCTTGCTTATCTTTATAGTCTTTACGATTTTCATCTACTTTGAATAAGGAATCCTCCACCTTTCATGCCCCGAACGCTAGGGCGGTGGAGGAGGGTTACACGTTCGTATGTAATGATGGCACATCCGTGGTAGGAGCATGACACCAGATTAATCTAAATAATACGGGGGAGGAGAAGAAAAACTCTCCATCCCCCTCGTCTCAAACCAATAATCAAATTCACAGTAGTTATGGGCTAGTTGCGGATGGCGGAGTCGAACCGCCTGCCACGAGATTATGAGACTCGTATGCCACCGTTGCACCAATCCGCAATGTAAAACGTGGACCATCATCACTGACAAGCCACGCCGATGTTCGTTATACACAATTTTATAAGACTTAATAAAACGAAAAACACCTAATATAATAAGGTAACAATATTCATCCGAAGGTAGCGTGGCACTAGCCTCGCAGTCCGTGCCACGCTTTCGAACTACAGATTTCCTTTTCACAGAAAACATATAAATAAAAATACAATCGGAGGATGGGGTGGGATCGAACCACCATCGCGAGATTATCACGACCTCACCCCCTGGAAGCCCATCCTCTTTTCTCGTTCAACAAAAACTACTGATTCATATGGAAACATTAGTGCTCGCTCTCCCTGATGGACTCGAACCACCGACTCTCTGCTTTTCAGGCATACACTCTAGCCATCTGAGTTAAGGGAGAATAGCAGTGCTATCCTCTCGGACGGCACCGGTTTTTGATAAAAACAAACAAACTATCCAATTTGAGTTTCAACTATTATAAACGTAATATCGCACTTGGTAGCCAGGGCTCAGCGAAGAGACCACCTCCGAGGATAAGATTGGTATCATATTTTTCTCGGCGTGCCACTGTTACACTACTGGCCACGAATATATAGTAAAAAGAAGCGTCAAAGTCGTTTTGCTTCACTTTGAGGCAATAGCCTCAGCCTGACATCATCCTTATGACGAAGTCGTTCTTCCTTTGCCTTTCACGGCAATTCCTCGTTCCGTGACGGTTCATCGGCGATTCCGTATAGCGATGATGAATAGCAGGTCTTTCGTATGTCGTGCGTCCTTTTCGTGGGTCACGGCGGCTCGATGCTGCTCTCCACTACTTTATTACACGCATACTATCTGTATTCTTCAATAATTCAAAGATCCACATCCTCCTTTGCTCGCCATTGTATTACCCTGCCATCGGCGAATCGGCAGCCAAGAACTACATCGAGCGGTATCCTCATGCGTGTTGGCGACGTAACAGGCAAGTTCACGGCGAAATCAGCATGCTCTCCAGACAATCAATACTCACATTAAGTGAGCAAGTTTAGGAGTTGGGCAAATCAGTTTCATTTAAATCAATACCGTCACTTATCGTCTTGCGATAAGGTTGCGCTCATTAAATTTCGTGGACCGGATGGGAATCGAACCCATGACGCATGGTTTAGGAAACCAACGCTCTATCCACTGAGCTACCGGTCCGTTCGGCGATGGAGCTTGTCTCCCTCGTCCGATGGCTACGCCTAGCCTAAACTCATTATTAATGTTTCATTCATGTTTGGAACACCTTCACAGGCGTAAGAGATGTTTCATTTTTCAACTTAAACAACTTTATACATATATTGAGCAAAATTATACTATCTTGTTTCTCTCGATGAGTCTCCTCACATCCGACACCTTGTAGAAAATGGTGTTGTTCACCTTATAGTAGTGAAGCTGCCCAGACTCACGCAAGTCCTTGATGAAGTCCTTGCTGACTCCTCCGAGATACGCCAGGATTGTCTTGTTGGTAAGGAACTCCTGGCCAACTTCCTTCATCGTGACAGTCTTTGCCACGACTTGAATACCAATTTTCCTCTGTTGTACCATATCATTCAATGGGTATTGCGGTTATTGTCGCCTTATGGTTCTTGTAATCGGCGGATGTCCTGTACTTCAAGACGCCTTCCGGCAAGTCATCTTCATACTGTGCCAGCTGATAGACGTAGGTCACGGCAGACCTTGTTGCCTTTGCCGAGTCGAACAAGAACTCCTCGGATTCTCCTGGCTTGATGTCAAGAATGTCCTTTTTTGATATTCTTCCGACATTTTTCATATTAGTTACTTAAATAATTCAACAAAAGTTTGGAGGTTAGCGAAAAAAGTCGTATTTTTGCAGTGCTAATGTTAAGATACGGTCCTCTCGGTCGCTTCGCCTCCGTTTGTATCGAGTCTTGTTTTGTTACTTAACTGTCAACGAGTGCAAAGGTAATACAAATGTCTGACAATAACAAATAATATTTTGGAAAATGTCAGTCATTTAATGTTATTTTACATAATTGGCAGTTTTAGTTGCATATATTAAACTAAACTTTGGAATTATGGACGGAACTATCAAAAGATTGCAAGCTGTACTGAAAGATAGAGGCGAGACAAAGAACGCGTTTTCTATCATAGTTGGCATTAATCCCTCCAACTTTAACAGAAAGATGAGGGGAGAAATTCCTTTCACAGAAAAAGACTTCACCAAGATTAACAAGTCGATAGGTGTTAGCAGAAGCTGGCTGGAGTACGGAGACGGAGATATGTATGATAGGTCTATCGAGCAAGCGAACGAAGGTGCCAAAACAGAAAAGGAAAGTGAATTATCGGTGGTTCCATTCTATGACGTAGAGTTCGCCCTGGGCTACGACGAGATGTATAACGACACACCGAACGTACCAACGAAGTTCATATCCATCCCAGGCTACGAGAAGGCAGACTTCTGGTGCAGGGCGTCTGGCGACAGTATGAAGCCTGTCATCAGTAATGGAGACATAATAGCCTTGAAGGAGGTGATGGACTGGCAGAGCTTTTTACCGACGAACGAGGTTTATGCGATAATGACAACGAACGACCTCAGGACAGTAAAGGTGGTTCGCAAGGGTTCTGACGAGGCGCACTTCACACTCCACGCCTACAACGAGGAGTTCGAGGATCAGGAGATACCGAAGTCGGCTATCACCAAGGTATTCAAGGTTCTTGGTTCGTTAAAGGCAATTTGATTATTAACTATTAATACATTATTATTATGAAGGTAAATGAGCTTATCAAGCTATTTGGAATTGTTGAGTTGGGCATCGCAGCGGTACTGCTGGTCGTAGGTGCCATAGGTGGAATGTCAATGAGCTACGGCGGAGGCGCATTCTTCCTGAGTATGTTGGCGTTCTCCGTTGGGCTAGCGGTCACATCAGTCTATACGTTCGGCTTGTACTACATCGTGAGTGCCGCAATGTCATACCTAAGAGAAAAGGGTGAGATAGAGACTGACACAGAGGAAGAATAATCAGTAACTTTGTGAGTATTCTGTGAGTAACCAATATTCAAACAATATAATTAACAGAGCAACAACGCTTTAGCAAAAGGGCAAAATGGCTTCCCAAGCCTGGGAGGCGGGTTCGATTCCCGTATCCCGCTCT